GAGATAATACGCCCTCTACAGGAAATACTTGGTGCAGACTTATATAATTACGCAGCTAAAATGCGGAGGCTCTACAAATGCTTACCAAAGCGCTTCTTTTTGGGCGGGGCAACAATATTCTTACATTACCAAAGCAAGAGCCAGTTTATTAAGTTCTGATAACGCAAGAAGTATTTTTTTTACTAGCTCGCTTTCTCCTGGATATCGTGACCCAACTGCTTACGGTATTTCATTTAACCCTAAAAATAGACAAATTAATTATGTAGATCAATCTGGATCTAATAAGCGGTTATTCTTTAAACTTTGAAAATATAATTTCTCCAAAAGATTTTTTTGAAATTATATCACCATCTGATTTAGACTTTAATAAAAGTGAAGACATTAAAAAATATGGTTATTTATATACAAAGTTAGTTCAAAGCGAACTTCTTAATGTTGTATTCTTTAAACCTGCAATACAAAAGTTTGCGCAAAAAAGATACACCAACAAAGACGCCTTAGAAAATTCAGCGCTTAATGCCCTAAGTCAAGATGGGTCAGATTTAGAGTGGCTTAACATGTTAATGGTAGCCTATAATACAATAGTTAAAGACCCAATTTTGACCTATCAACTCTATCAGTATATGCCAAACCTAGCTAAATTTATTTTTGATGCTTTGGCTGCAACTGCAGATTATTCAAACAATGGAATGGGTGGATCTGAGTCTGATCCGCTTAATGATCCAGTACAAATAGCATTAAGAATGTTTAAATCATTTGGTTTAGATAAAGATGGAGAACCAGTATTTAAACCAGCTTGGACCTTGGTTAACACTGGTATAAGAATACAAAAAGCACTAGAGCAATTTCCTTTCAGGGCAAATATACCACCAAGAACACCTGATATATTTCACCTTAGAATAGGCGCATCAAACTTTTATGTTCCACCTGTATCAATAAATGTTGATTCTAATTTTAGGACTGGAAGCTTAACAGGTGGAGCGATCAGACAAAAGAATACTCCAAAATTTAATACTGGCTATAAAGATACAACAATATCTTTAAGACTGTACTTTCCAAATTATGAAGAAATTTGGGGAGTATCGATCATAGATGCAGGCAGCATAGATCTAACAAAAGATAATTTTAATATAGACTTTAGTAGTGATACGGAAGAAAAAATAGATAAATTTCTTTCTTCTTTGCGAGGTTTAATTGCAACCTTTAAGTCATCTCCAATTATACCAATTAAAAATGATTACATAAATAGGGTTCATGGAATAACTGGCGTGGGCTTAGCTAATATGTCTATTTCTACAATTCCAAGTTTTCCATTCTGCTTAGTAGTAGATTTGGAAATGAATGCTTTTAATCATAAGCCATTTCTTCCTATGATTAAAGATTTCAATCAAGCTGTTCATTGGGGTAAGTATAGACATTACATTGGTAGGGCAGCGCAAGAATTAGATAGGTATGTTAATAACCAGTTCTTAATTAAGAAACAAAATGAAACTGACTCTACTGGTTATAAAGAAGTTACTCTTCCAAACATGGACTTATCAGAAGAAAATGCAATAGTAAGAAACGCTCTTTCGTCAACTACTGATGGTCAAGCCGTAGAAAAGTCTTCCGTAAATAATAGTATAGACGAAAGTACATTTAGTACGGTAACAGTAAATCCTTATTCCGATTGGAAAAATGGCAATAATATAGAAATATATATGCCTGAGAGAGTTCAAAGTAAGATATTTACGCCAGATACTTCTACTTTTAGAACTAACCAAGAAAGACTCTTAACGGATACGGGAAGAGATATTTGGAGATCAATATTAAATATTATTGGAATAGACGTAAACGAATCTGCTGGATATGGAAGGTCTCTTGATTCTGTAGTTAATACTACTTTAGATAGAGTTTATAGCCCAACTTTAAAAAGAAAAGTAAACACCGCACTAGATCTACTTCTTGCAGGTAGGGGATCTGATGGTATTAATGCAAAAGTATATGATTATTTAGTTAATGTATACATTCTTAATAATCCAACAATTTTTAATCTTACAAATGGAGTTGAGTATCTAAAGAAGCAAACAGAAGAACGTCCATCTAACGATTACACTTATCCAATTCCAGGAAAAGATAAAGCAACCTTTCCAGAAATAAGAGCATATTTAGATTATCAAGCAAACAACGAAAAAGGTGTTCTTAATTTACTTCTACAAGAAATTGTGGAAGAAAAAATGGCAGATAAAACCTTAAAGATATCTAGAGAAGAAGCAGAAAAACAAGCAAAAGAAGAACTAACAGATTCATTCAATAAAACCTTATATGAAAGATTTTTTATAGCTGGTCCAATAAAAGACTATATAGACGCAGCGCAACAAAAAGCTGGATCAATCTCATTTAATGAGTGGGAAGTTCCAATGATTAAAGTTGATCTTAATCCAAAAAACGTAATTGTTGATGGAGTAAGTCTAACAATGGGAAACAACTTAGTTAGACTTCAAGTTCAAATGCAGGACGAACCAACGTATCAACATGTTGGAGGAAAAGATACATACATAAGTATGTCAATGACTATTTTTGGTGAAGAAGATTTAATAAAAATTAGAAATATATTTGAACATATTAATGGCTTGGCAAGACTGGAACATGCAGCCGGAGTAATAGGTTTCTTAGGAATTAAAAATATTATATCTGCGTTAGCTGGAGTAAAGTATGTTCTTCCTCTTAGATATAATGTCGACACAATACCAAACTTTCCGCATGTATATAAAGTTCAATTGACTTTAGTTGACTTTGATATTTTTCAACAAAAAAGAGAAAAACTTTCCAGTAAACAACAAGAGCAGTTTGTTAATGAGTTCGGAACAAAAAAGAATCCATTCCTTAGAATAAAACAACTATGGGGAAGCTTTAATTCATATCCAGATCTTCCATTGGAAGTTTACGATAAGGATGGAAATGTTGTTGGTTGTTTGGATCCTGATTATTATTTCAGAGGATTTGAAATGATGGATAGGGATGTAATCAACAACCAATCAATACAGGAGTCTGCAAGACTTACAGCTTCTTTCTCTTCTGAAAAAGAAGATAGTAGGCCGTCTTCAGAGAAAATAAAAGAAGATGAAAAATATATCATTCAAATAGTTGACTTCTTAAAAGCTGGGTCAATGAGCGAATTAAGTGTTTGGGCTGAATCTAATCAGTTAACTCCAAGTAGACTTTATTCTTTAATACAAAAGACAATACAAAAATATAATAATTTAAATGAAAGTTTATTATTAGACTATGTAAATTCTTTAACGTTTGAAGATAAAATATATATATTTACGGACACAAATTTTTCGGTTCCGATGGGAGAATTTAGGGTAGGAGAAGTAACTTCCGGAACAAAAGAGATCTTAGAAAAAACACTCCATGAAGTATTAAACCAATCAACATCTGAAGAAAAATGGGTAAGCATAAATCCAGATAATCTTACCGAGAATATAGACAATTCAGATGGTGAACTTTTAGACTATTTTCATGGAATAGTTTATGCAATTCCAGCTATGGAAAAGGGTTACGATACAAATATACCAGCAATGATGCAAACGGCTTTGGGTTATAATTTTGGATATATAAATAGAAATGATGGAAGATTTTATCTTCAAAACAATGGATTTAATGTAAAAGAAACAAAAGATGAAAAAGGTAACATAAATAAAAATATATCTTTTATAAAAGTTTCAGATACTCAAACTCCTGATAATCAAGTAAACCAAGCTCATATGGCAGATGTTGGAACAAAGGCGCTTTCAGAGTATCAGTATGCCTACTCTTCTGGTGGTAGAGAATCAGAGTCAATAGGACCCAATAAGGGTGATCAATTTTCTGTAACAAAACATTGGGAAAAAATGTTAGTAGATACCTCTTACAGAGATATATCTGGAAGAATGATTAGAGCATACCCAACATATATGTTGTGGCTTATAGATGAGGGTGGACTTAGGTATTTTGGAACTAAACTTTTCGATAACTTCTATGGACTTCAATCAATAATAGACTTTTCAATTGTTCAATCAGAAGACATATTAGGAGACACTTTAATATTTAGAGTATCTAATATGTACTCTAAGTTAAGTAGGCCAGAAACTAGTAGAATTTTTGAACCAGGAAATCAAACTGGAACAAATAATTTTAATATGACTGAAGGAATCAGTACAATTATAGACACTTTGTTAAATAGGCAAAGAAACTTTCAAGCACATTTTAACAGTAAGTATGTTGTTGACATAGAAAATATAAGACTAAAACCTGGTGTTAGAGTCCACCTAAAAGGTGGATATGGATCTAATCCAAATTCTCTTCAAACTCTTTTCAATGGAATGATTACAAATGTTGAAATGGGAGAAATAGTTACAGTTACATGCCAATCAGATGCCATAGAATTAAGTCCAATAATAAACTCTGCGAACAAAAAAGGTGATAGCGGAAAGATAGATGGAGGCATTAATACTGGAATGTTTCTTTCTGAACCTAGAGACTTAATGGTTAAATTACTCTCTATGGGAACCTCTAGATTTAGAGAAGCATTTGCACACGCTACAAGAGGAACTGTTTTTTCTGAAAATAAATTTGGAATAAGACATTTTGGTTCTATCCTTTATGAGCCATTAAATGAAGTTGAATCACAGAAAAATGCAGCTGTAAAACAAGCATTCAAAAATGCAATAGATGCCGTAAGTGACGATTCATTTGGTGTTTCAACATTAATAAAAGGGGCTTGGAATCAATCACTTGGATCTTATGATGGTGTAGACATAGCTGCAATAGGAGCAGCAACTGCAGTTGGCGCGGTTACTGGCGGTCTTGGCGTCGGAGCCCTTGCTGGAACAGCAGGTGGATTATTAAGAACTCCAATTGTTGGTCATATGAGAACTTTAATGGCTAATCTTTCAACTCAAAGAGATTATGAAATATTCAAAAGAAATATTTATCCAGGAAATGGACTAGGTGTATCGCAGTTCTTGGGCGGAGACTTAGACTCAGGATGGTCAACAGCAGCTACTGCTAGTTTTGATGAATTCAGTAAACTCGGAGAAGATAGAAAGGCATACCTAAGAAGACTAGGTGACGCTTCTTGGGATTTTGCTATACAAAGAAACAATCCAATAGTTGATGGAATAGCAGAAGCTAACAATAGAAGTATATACAATAGCAGTGGAATAGTAGGATCTGCTCAGGCGCTTTCTGTTGCAGCTAGCGCAGCAGGGGCTGGCTTAATAGCCGTTGGTATGCCGGTTGTTGGTTCCGCAATGCTCGGTGCAGGTTTATTAGGGGCTGCCAACGGAAGATCAACAGGAGCTATATTCGAGACTATGGGATTATTATCATCATTAGATGATGATCTACCTGGATTTGATGAAGTTTCCTTTAGGGCTCAAACTTACATGAGAAGTGTTTGGGACATGTTTCAGCTTTGTGCAAGACTTCTTCCTAACTACATTGTAGCAATAAGACCATTTGAAGATAGATCTACTGTTTTCTATGGAAAACCGCACTGGCTATATACATCTGGCGTGGTTCCGATTTCAACTGGATTTGTTAGCGAAGAATCCGCAGTAAAAGCAGGTCAAAAATATAATGGACCGCAAAGAATAAATAAAGATACAGATCTAGTTGAGCTTTTAGATACAATCAATAAAGCTTCAAGTCCAATGTCAGATGCAACAGCTTTTGCTAAAAGCTTTGAACCACTTAGTACAGCAAAAGAAACTGTTAGTAAAATATACAATGGACAAGAAGAGTATGCACCAGTTGCATATATAAAAGATAAGTATAATAGTAAATTAATTAATTTCCAAGATCCTAGAAGAATGTTCTTCTATAAAGATGGAAAAATTTCTGCAAGGCTTCCTCTAAATAAAGGAATAGTTTCAGTTGGTTTCCATCTTCCTTTTGGAAAAGAAACACTAAGCGAAATGAATATTAGCGATATAGCGGATAGTCATAAGCAAATACCTCAACTTCCATATAGATATCAATTTCCTTATTTTACTGATAGAAAAACTTCGTCTTTTGATGGAATTCATAGTGGTTACATATTTAATAAAAATACAGCCAACTTAATATCATTTGATGATAAAGTTTTCGAAAATATATCCAGTGGTGAGACTCCAGATTTTACAGGTAAAAAAACAACAACAAACTGGCAAGGAGGATATAATTATTTCCTTTTGTTAGCAGCTGAGTTTAAAGCTTTAAAGTCAGGTTATGGATTAGTAGATTCTCCAAGTTCAGAATATTCAAACCTGAAAGAAGAAATATCATTTAAATTTAGACAAGATGTTTTTCAATTTACTAAAGAAACTTTAACTGAAATAGATAATCAAAATTTGTCTTTTAATAATATATTTTATAATACTGCTTTTATGGACACAAATTCAACAGAGGCAAATTTCCAAATAGTCAGAATGCCATACCCAACATATGACACAATAAATACAAAAAAATGGACTACTAATTTTGAAGCTGTTAATGCAAGTGATTCGACTCAAAACTTTCTTGGAACAATTGATCCAACTAATGACGACACACAAGACTCTAATTTTTCTATTGCAGACAAGTTCGAATTAAATGCTGGAATAGTGCAAAATTTAGCAAATAGTACAAATTCTATATATTCAGAATGGGGAATGCCCGCATCCGCTGAAGATGAACAATGGTACATTGCAATGAAATGGCCATATAAACCAAAATGGTTAGAAGATCCAACTATTAAATCTGCATTTATAAATCAGTATGGAAATGAAAAAACTGGATTAATGCCTCCAGGGGCCACTGTCGGCGATATTAGTACATGGAATCTATACGGAGATGCTTCCGACTATAAGCAAAGAAAAGTATTAGTTTACAGCCCTACAACAAATACGGCAGTATGTTGCAAGCCAGCATATTTTTTATGGGGCGAAACAAAAGATCAAATATATAATAACGGAAACATGTCAAGTATTGATCCAAATGCTATAGACGGAGGAAATGGAAATCCATTTATAGACGCAGTTGTTTCTCCAGACGCTGCTTATCACCTAGGTATATTAAACACATATGGATTAGTTTCCGCAGAAGGTAATGACTATGTAAACTATGGGTTTGAAATGCAATGGTCAAGTGATAATATAATAAAAACAAAACTGTATAAATCTTTGGCAAAATTGGTTTATGACGACGAAAACTATGACTTTTATTCAGAAGATCAATCTTCAGAATATAACAAGTATATGGGAATGTCGGTAGCTCCATACGCAAGGTCTTGTTATTTTACATTTGTTGAAGATGATTTTCCATTGGGAGTAATTCCTAGTAGTATCGTAAAATCAAGATACTATGATCTTGAGGAAACTAATAATTCTCAAAACAAATGGACAGCTGGCGAAAATTATATAATAGGATTTGGTTCTCCTGAAGATAATGTTCTTAAGGCAACATACAATGGAGGAAACGACGCAGGAAAGTTCGATAATTTCAATAAGCCAAAAGAAGCAAATGAAATATATAGATCTTTTGGATATTTAGCTGATGTACTGGAAAATCCAGAGTCTATGATTAAAGATAACTCTGCCATAACTGGAGTTATGTTTAAGCCTTCTTCTGGTCAAATACAATTTAGATCACAAGAAGAAGCAAAAATAGATGCGATCATTGGAGGAAACTGGATAGGTTGGTACAATGCAATCACATCAGATCAATCCGAAGCTTTAAATACTTTAAATAAATCAGAACTATATAAAGTGCTAGATAAAGAAACTAGAACATTTAAGGATAATGATGATTCAGATTCTGGTAGAGCAACATTTAAAGATGTTTATGATGAATCGGATGTTATAGTGTCAATGGAAGCTAGAAGAAATTACGATGAAGACTATGATCCAACAGTAACTGTAATAGCAGGAAATGGTAGAACTCTAGCAGAGGCTAGGGAAATATGGGACTTCTTTAGGGTAAATTTCCATGACGATAAAATGGTTAAATCTTTATTCTATTCTGCTTTTGGTCTTAACCCAGATGATAACGAAGAATTACCAGACTTTATTATTAATTTAATAATGGATGATAAGACAAATCTAAATAATCCAATTTTTGAGAGATATACATTAAAACAAAAAACACTACCAAAAGGTGGAAGATATACCGCAAAAGACGATGCTACTGATGATTTTGAAATTCTCTTAGGGGAAGATTATATTTCTGGAGAAAGAAAAATAATAGTTCCAAAATCTGGTGAGCAGACAATAAATGTCGATAAGTCCCTTGTGAAAGAAGCAATTAATTACAGCGCCGAAAAGTTTTTAGACTATAGAACAACAAGCGAGAGCTCAGAAAAAGAAGTTCCAGGTTTATTTCAAGACCTAGACACTGCACTATTAATGAAGTTCGCTAAGCTCACTTCTCTTTTAAGATTCCTAATAGAAACTAATGCAAACAAAGAAAATGCCTTGTCGAGTACTAATACTACTGAATTAAATATTATATCTTTACAGAGTAGCTTGGGAATATCTAATGCAGACGAACAAAAAAGAAAAGAAATACTATCAAAGATAAATAGTCCTAGAAAACTTTACCTACTAATAATAGGTTGGTTTAGACAAACGCTATGGTCAGACGCCTATTCAAGGGCGTGGTTAGTGCTTAAGCCAAATAGAAGACTTAAGCATTATTCATCCAACCCACTACTTCCTGGAGACTTTGGAAATGGCAGTCTAGAAAGAGCAGATGGAAAATGGGACTTTTCTCCAATCTATAAAGCTTGGCAGGCTTTTATTGATCCAAACTCAGATTACGCTAAGGACATGGAGCAATTTAAAAAATTCTTAGTTGCTAATGCTAAAGAAGGAGACAGTGCAACAAGTTGGTTTAGTGCAGCATTTGAAGACACTAAAGATTTTTGGGATAGAAATGTTGGAATATACTTTACAGCTATATCAGATGGCCTAAGCGGATTACTTAATATGTTCCAACTTTCTATGGCTCAAATGGGTTATGGTTTAGCTGAGGTTGATAATCTAAATAAGCAAGCTAATGTTTTAAATAAGTATTTAAATGACTCTATATATTACTCAATAGGAAATGAAGGAACACTATTAAGGGCAGTTGATAATCCATTCACAAGAGAGTATGGAGAACCAGTAGTAGAAGTACGAGAGCCGTTTCAAAGAATACATTATTTAAGTTCATTCAGCCATATTATTCAAAATAAAATACAAGAAAATATAAACGATGTTGCCACAGTTGTAACTGCAGTTTCTGATGGAAAATATCCAGTAACAGTAGCTTTAGATAAAGCTGCATCTCCAGAAAGGCAAGTTGAGAAAACTGTAGAAACTGGATTATACTTTGATAATATAAGAGGATCTGGATTCTTTGGAGTTCTTCATCCAATGTTTCATCCATTTGAAACAGTTAGAGGAATATCCAAAATGGCGCAAGGTTCACCAGATGAACTAACAGCTAGAAGAGTAGCTTTATCTCACTTGAAAGAATCAATAAAAGATATATATACAGGAGAGTTAATAGTAATAGGTTCTCCAGATATTAGGCCTCATGACTTGGTGTATCTAGCTGACGTGTACGAAAGAATGTATGGTATATTTGAAGTAGAACAAGTGGTCCACCACTTTACTCCAGATTTAGGTTTTATTACTTCAATAACCCCAAATGCACTTGTCACAGTAAATGATCCAGCTAGATGGTTTATGACATCATGGTTAAATTCTTGGATGAGCTTACAAACAATAAGAAATGATACTAGATTCTTACTAGCTTCTACTAATAACGCAAGAACTGGAATAGTAACTGGAGGTCAAGTTTCAGTCGATGCCTTAACAGAAGCACTATCTGCTCAAATGCTTGGAGGGGTTCAATATACGCACGGGCATTCAGCTTTAGTAAAAGATGTCATGGCAAACTTCACCGCAAATGCAATGCCAGACGCAAGAAAGGCTTTAGCATCTCAAGCTAGGGACGGTAAACTACCAACAGATGATGGTAAAACGTTAATGGCTTCGCTTGTAACAACAGGACTAGCTACTGTAGTTGGAGCAGGGGCTGCTGCAACAGCTACTATTTTAACAGGAGGTGCAGCAGCACCTGTGATAGCAGCTGCTGTTGCTGGAGGAGCAATTTTAAGTGACGTAGCTTGGAGCGGATGGAAGTTCATTAGAGATAACGTTTTAGATCAACATGGTTGTTATGTTCAGTATTTATCTAGAAATGGTCAACCAATGGATGCTGGTCTTTCATTTAATCAAGGAATGGTTGTTGGGAAGTATCATTCTAAGGCTCTTCTTCCAGGTTTATTAGGTGTCAATACAAGAAAGTTAGTTAGGACACCTGAAGGCTATGCATACATTAGGACAGATGACCTATTGAAAAACCTTGGTTGGAAAGAAAAAGAGATTAGCGATCTTGTAAGACATATAAGTTTTGAGAATGCATTAGTTAATGCACAAGTAATTAAATATGCAGGTATAGGCCCAGAAAAAGCTGGACTTAACCAATTCTTTAAGGTCATAGTAAAGGCATCAGGTTTTGTTGACGGCGATACAATCGATGTTGTTGATATATTAAGGCCAGGAAGTGCTCCATTCAGAATAAGATTTGAGGGAATCAACACAGCTGAATTAAATAAAATTAAAGGAACAATAGTTAATTCTCAGTATGAACAAGTTGATTCAGCAGTAATTAATACTGATTCCGCTGGAGGTAGAGCCTTACTATATGTTATGGAATCATTAAAAGATAAAATATTTGTATTAAGAGTTGCTCCAAATGGTCAATTCTCAGCTGAAGTAACATTGAACACAGAAGTATTTGATGCAGGCGCTGCTCAAAATACTCCAGATAATTATCTTCAGGACACAAGTGTTCAAGATAATGGTTTTGGTCAAAAAACAGAAATAACATATGGAAGAACTTTGGGTACAATATTCCATAGAATACCTACATCGGAGATAGATTTAATAATATCTCAAATTAGATCTATATTTATAGATAAAAGTTCAAATATCACTCAAGTAAAGCAAGCCGTTAAAGACTCAATATATTCTGATAAAATGTTAAACGCCGGCGTGCAAGTATTGAATCAAAAATTTGACACGGCATACGCAGAAGTTGAAAAGTTAAATTCTGATAGAAATTATTTTTCTACTACTGGAGAAGAAGATCCACTGTCAAATCTTTCTGAGGATAAAGTAAAAGTATTTAATAATTTAGTAGAAATTAAAATAATAGAATCACTTTATGCAAAAGCATCTGAGTGGCCTTTAATACTTTGGGATGAGTACTATTCAGATGGAACACCTGCTTCTCTAAACTGGGAATTAGTAATAGCAAATCTAGCAAATGTATACACGAAATCTCTACTATATAATATGGATTCAGTTAATCTGGATTCAGAAAATATAGGCGAACTTGGAACGATTAGGAATTAAATATGTCTAATAATCTAGATAAAAACTTAGGACCTAACTTTTCAATGGATATTTCTGATACTGATACAACTTTATCTTTTGTTCAAAAATTTCATTCTCAAGCATATCCTGATAATGAAGTATTGGTAAAAAATACATCTGCGTCAGAAAAGGGCTATGAAGATAGAGGCTTAGTTTCTCATACTGTTGAAAGTATAATGTCTGGTAATGCACTATATAGAGATCCAAGCATCCCATTAGTCGCATACAATAGATTAACTTCTTCATCTTTAGACAGTCAATTGGCTTTTGCTGCAGATTACGCAGCCAATAATGGAGATAAAAATGTTCCAGATGAGCAAAAGTTTAGTTTTCCTAATCCAACTTATACAGGGAAAAAAGATGATCAAAGATTTGTTACTGGTCAAGGCGCGTTCGAATCAGCAGTAGCTTCTAGTGTTTTAGGAACTTCCTATGCTCCTGGTTATTTTCAGCAGAAAGCTGAATCTTATAAATATTTGATGAAAAATAACACGGAATTTGATAATGGAGAAGATTCTTCTCCTGATGGAGAACCATATTCAATAGACCCTGATGCAACTAGTCTTGGTTCAGCGGTTAATGGTTTTCCAGCAGCTTTTGTTGGAGATCTTAATCAAGAACAAAAAAAGGTTTATGAAGATTTAATTTTTAAATTGAACTCTAATGGAAACATAGAAGTATCAGGTAAGACACAAATATTCTATATTAACGCAAACGCAAAAGATAAAAAAACATTATCCGAATACAACGATTATGGCTATTCGGATGGAACAACTAGAAAATTAAAAACTGTAGAAAAGTTTCTTGACCTACCTGATGATAACACTTCTGCATTCTACCCATCACTAAGCCTGATGCTCTGCCTGCTAGAGTTAACTTCGTCTAATGGTATATATTTATCTGGTGGATTTGGGACCCACAGGGGAAGTAACCTAGTGCAAGCATTTATGACAAATATGGATCAATCAACTCTATCTGTTACTGATCACGCCTTCGGCAGGGGCTTTGATATCATGCTTATTGGATCGACAAAAGATAGTAGAAAAAGTTTAGAATCTTTAATAAGTAAACCAATAGAATGGAAAGAGCAGTTTGAAGTATTCCTTTCTAAGCTGTCATCATTGCCAGTTTACTTGCAGCCTGATTCAATTGTTTTTGGAAGAGAATGCTTTATGCAATATCTTAATCCAGAAGACGATCCTAATAGATCAAAAATAAAAGAAATATTATTAAATAAATTTCCTGGATTAGGAAAACATATTAGTTTTGGAACAGACAAAGAAGGTAGCACACATTCCAATCACGTGCACATGAGTTTTGGCTGGTCAAGAGCTGGTAATCCAAACTCTATGTTGCAGACAGGAAATTCTGACGCACCAGCTACAGGCATAGTTACTGGAACTTCTCCTATAGCAATAGATGAAAAAACTAAAAATGAATACCTCCAAATTGGAACTAAAAACTATGAAGGAGATAATCAATCTTCTATAGAGCCTAAGAAAATGGCTGATTTACTTGTGGCAACTGGATTATACAATATAGAAGAAATAGCAACCATAGTTGGCATTATGAAAAGGGAAAGCAGTATTAGGCCAGGAGCATGGAACACCGCAGGAGCAATGGGACTAATGCAAATTGTATTTAATGATGGAACTGGTTGGGAAGATGAAAAGCTGCCAGTTCCGCATGGAAACTCTGTAAATAAGAAAAACGGTACAATTACAGGATATCTATTAAGAAATAAAAACTATACTTCGGATCAAGCATCTAAAGGAAAGCAATGGAATGTAACAACTGTTGATAATATTTTTTGGTATCCAATAAACCAAATATCAATAATGGCCTATCAGATGAAAGTATATTATAGTCAAGAAAAATATAAAGACGCAGGACAAAGAAAGTCTTCAGAATCAAAAACATTATGGTCCAACTGGGGCGATGGACCATGGGGTCGAGGCAGTAATCAAATGCCGTATGGAGTATTATCTAGTGTAAGTAGAAATACTGTTCAGCTAGTTTATGAATATCTAGGCGGAAACTGGGCAACGGATTTTTTTAGCTGGGGAGCAGTTGCCTTAGTTGATGAAACGGCTCAAATAAAAAGACCGATAAACGATGCTGCAACACAGGCACTGGCAATAAAAGATGAGGATGGTAAGATAAAATCTTGGAAAGGAGCTCCGTATAGAAATTATTTTGATTATTATTTATGGTTTATTGGACCAGAAAAAATACTAAAAGGAAACTCCCCAAGACTTCACTATCCAAATAGCCTTAGTGCAGTACAAGCTATAATATCATCATCTCATTAAAAAGGTAGAAAAACATGGCAAGTAAATATCCAAAATTTGATAAAAAAATAGATGAAATGATATCTGTCTCTGAAATGCAGAGGCAGAAAACAAGAATTGGAGTTATAGCCTCTTATGATAAGAGAACTAATACAGCTAGAGTTTTACTTGAGGATAGGTTTTCTGATCAAATAACCGATGTACTAACTGGAGTTTCTTGCCCAATGATACAGCGGAATTCAAAATGTTGCACCAGAGACTGGAACACGATGCCTAGTTGCATTTAGGGACTCAAATGAAAGAATGCCGTATATACTTTCATTTTATAATTCTCCAAATGATACAACTCCAATAACTTATAATAATATTTCCTATTCGGGAATACCGAGGTTTATGATCTAAAATGATTGAAAAAAAATACTTTAAAAAACCAGTATTTCAAGAGTCTGGTCCATCAATTGAAAATCTTCAATCTGATTATGTTTTTCGTAAAAGAAATGAATTTTCAAGAAGAGAAGTTGGGTTAAACCATCCAGATACTCTATCTTTTATAAAATTAAACGACGCTGGAGATATAGAAATAATGGCAAGTCCAGGAGTTGGTATTGTAATCAGCGCTGCTACTAGATCTATCAGCCTTTTTGCTGATACCTTCAAAATATATACAACTGAAGATGACGGCATAAGATGGAATAAATACGCATTTAATTACGCCGGTACCGACTTTACAGAGCCATTTTTGGTTTCTTTAAAAGACTTCCAAAAAAGCCCCGCCTATCATAATTATGAAGAAAAAATAGGAAAAATAGAAGCTTTAAAAAATATAACAAACGATAATAGTATTACTATTAATACAGAATATGAATACAAAGTACCATCGATTAAAAAAACAATTACTTTAAAAACAATTGATGGTTATGAAAATTATATTTCTGAAGATCATTTAAATTTATTAAAAGAACTTTCAAAAGAAAAAACATCTGATTTTATAGATTACATGAAAGAACTTTTATACAATGGATATACTTTTAATCAAGCTAAAATAAAAGCAGAAAGAGATATTAAGTCGTAAAATGTCTGACCTATACCTAACCTTTGATGGAGACTTAAAAATGTCTTCCAATAAAGATATATCCTTAGTTTCTTCGCCTGCACAGAATGATGTGCAGCAGATATATATAAGGCTCATGACAGAGCCCGGAGATTTTCACGTATACCCACAACTTGGTACAGCTCTATCAAAACTATACCGGAATGCCTCAAGACCCAGCAACAGCAGAGTATGGTAAAATGTTAATTAGATCAGCTTTAAATAAAGAGGGAATTTTTTCTGGAAGAAATATTCAAATATCAGCAGTACCGACAGCTCCAGATTCCATAAGGTTTGATGTTAAATTAATAACAAGCTATGGAGAACCAGTTACTCTTTCAATTAGTCAAAATATTTAAGGATAAAAATGGCCATAATATATACAAAAACAAAAACAGAGATACTTGATCAAATTTTAAATTCCCTGGAAAAGAACGCAGGTATAACTTCTACTTCTCCTGGGTCAATCGCTAGAGCTTTTGCTGAGGCAATGTCTGACCAAATTGGTGATTTATATACTATATTAAAATATAACGTAGATCAAACTATGATAAGTACAGCTTCTGGTAGAAATCTAGATTTAATAGGAGAGTTGTATTCTGTTCCAAGAAAATTTGTTTCACAACAAGTAGCTGAAGATAGAAATATTGCAAACATACTTTTTGCAATTTCAAAACCATACAGTAAAGATATAGTTATACCAAAAGATACTTTAATTTATAATGACATTAGTTCAACTTCTTCTTTACAATTTCAATACAAACTAGTTGGAGACGTTGTAATTGCTTCTGGTTCTACTAGGGCTTACGGTCAAGTAAGCGCAGCTTTTTCAGATAGAACATATACAGCTGCTATAGGAAGTCTCACAAAGCACAATTTTATATCTCCTCCTGGAGTTATTCTTTCTGTTAATAATATTAAAGAAGTAACAAATCAAATTGACTATGAAAGCGATGATTCTTATAGAAAGAGAATTATTAGATCAATCAAAGCAAATACTTCTGGAACAGCTGAAGCAATAAGGTTGTCAGCCCTTTCTGTAAGAGGTGTAAGAGATATTCGAATAAGAGAAGGGTCCTTTGGGATGGGCTCCTGCGATGTTATAATAGTCCCAGAGTCTCCATCATATACAGCATCAATAGATCAATCTGTTGCACAAGAGCTCCAAAGAGTTAAGCCCATAGGAATAAGAATGAACGTAAGAGTGGCGCAAAGGGTGCCAGTTTCAGTATCTGCCAATATACTTTTAGCCGCTGGTTCAAGTCAGTTATTAAACAATGGAGTCGCCAATCAGTCCGCTTACTTTGCTAAAAGATATTTAAACTCATTTACAATTGGGGATACATTAAACATAGATGCGTTAAAATCTCAAATAATGTCTGCTTCTGACCTTATCTCAGATGTCGTAATAAATTCCGTATCAGTTAATGGAGTAGAAATTCCAAAAGAAAATTATCAACTACCAACAGAAAGATCTTATCTTGTAGCAGGAATTGTTGAAATATATCCTGCTATAATAGGATACACTCAATAAAAAAGCAGGTGAAAATGTCGGTAGAATCATATTATGTAGTTAAGACTACGTCTATAGTTAAAGCTACAAACAAGACTAAGGCTAAATCCATATTGGTTGGAGAAGAGTCACATGGTGAAATTCTGGCTCAAAAAGTTGAAGTCGAAAGAAAAGATCAAGATGGAATTGCAGAGCTAGTATCTAAATTAGATAATGATTTCCCAGTACAAGAAGATGAAGATGTTGAAGAAGAAAATGGAAACAGCTATTCTTCATACTTAACAGTTAATGAGGATATCGTAAATTTTCTTAGATCAGAAAATAAAAGATTAATTAAATTAGTTGAAAAAAACAAAAACGTAAAAGATGAAGCAGTATATTCTGTTTACCAAGCTGCATACGACGCATTCGGTAGTTTTGAACTACCTTCAATAAAAAGAGTTAATTATTCAAAAGCAAAAGGTGTACCAGAAACAGCAGTAGCAGTATTTGCTGACTGGCAACTAGGCAAGGTGACTCCAAGTTATAATAGCGATATCTTAGCAAAGAGAATAGAACTCTATACGGAGAAGCTATTAGAAATAACAGAGATACAAAGAGCGCATCACCCAGTTGATGATTTACATGTTTGGCTTTTAGGCGATATAGTTGAAGGGGAAGAAATCTTCCCTGGACAAAGTCATTTAATTGATTCAGGTTTATATAGACAAGTTGGAGTAAATGGGCCAGAAATTTTGACTACATTTATAAATACATGTTTACAAAACTTTGATAATATTCATATAACCGGAGTTATAGGAAACCATGGTTCTGTTGGTGGTAGAGCTAGAAAGCAGCACGATCCAGAGACAAATATGGATAGACTTTTGTATAAGATTATTCAATTAATATACTCAAAAGAAAAAAGAGTTTCCTTTAATATTCCAGACGGAAGAGGGGAGAGAAATTTCTACGCCATAGATACTATAGGAGACTACAGTAGTCTTTTAATACATGGTGACCAAATGCCTTCTCCTGGACAGTTCTATGGTTACTATAAGAAAGTAATGGGATGGAAAGACGAAGCCATTCCAGAAAATTTTGAAGATGTGTACATGGGTCACTACCATCAAAAGTTTAAAATGACAATAGGTAGTAGTACATTAAGAATATCTGGTTCTCCAGAAAGTCACAACACGTATGCTCAAGAATACTTTAATTCTATGAGCAGACCATGCCAAGATCTTTTGTATGTTCATCCAAAAAATGGAATAACTTCGGAGTATACAATCTGGTTAGACGCAGTATAGTCAATAGGGGCTTAGATGAAAAGATATGTTCTAACATTAGCAAATCTACACTTTACCAAAACTGGTAAGGTTTGGACATCTGAGCCCATTGACCTATACGATAACTCAAGCTACGTAAACTATTCAACGCTAAGGTCTAGATATGGTTTAAATAGCTTAGGTGATCGGAACCTTTGTTGGAAATACAGAGCTTAGCGCAACACCAACCCTATCAAACTCAGTATCAATAACTGAATTTGGTGAGATAGTTGATGATAAAGATTTTATATTAGAATACATATATGAAGAAGGCGAACAGACTTCTGAGTATATAATTTATTCTTTTGAAATAGGGCCAGATGGCTATTATGTACTAACTCCTATAAACAAAACAACTCCATTATTAAGATTTGTAGATACATCTTCTAGAGTAGATCTTATTTCTTATAAGGGAACATTTTTTAATTCACCTTCATCATATCCAATTGAATACACTATACAGGTTTATGAGTCAGATGATTTTCTAGATTCAGATAATCCATTATGGATTCCTAATGAAGTTTCTGGCCTTACTGAATATTTATTTATTCAAAGATCAAAAAGATTTGTAAAGTTTGAAATAGAATTTTTCAGTGATTTACCAGACCAGTATTTTAATTCTGATATATATAGGATTATTCAACCAACAGGCCAGAATGAAGATGGACTATATATATATGATTTTTCAGAGGATCAAGATGGTTCTATAGTTTTTGTTACTGAACTTCAAGAGCTTACACCTATAGAATTCCTTCTTCTTGTAGAGATTCAAATAGCAGAAGCTTCTCCACCAAACATAACAAATTCAACAAAAGACATATTAAAAAAGTTTCCTTCTTGGACAAAAATATATGAAGACTCTTTAGATGATGCAACACCATCACTAGCTATTCCAGAAAGTTTTGCTGGAAAGTTTGTAAATGCCTTAATAGGAGACAATCTAGATAAGATAGAATCACTTATAGATTATTTTAATTTATCTAAATCAATATCTGGCGCTAGCACTGATCAAATAACGTGGATATACTCTACAAATAACTCTCCAGAGTTAGTGACTTCTGTTGTAGGGGATAATGTAAGCCTTTCTCCAATAACTCAATATTCAGATTTTATATCACATAACGTTGATGACTATGTATATTTTTATTCAATTGGAGATAGAACAGTATTTACGCTAAGGGCTTTTAAAGAACTTAAAATAAACAACATAGTTTATGAGCAAAATGAAACTCTTGTGTTTAATATGTTTGACGAATTTGGAGCAAGAGTTGGTCTTCCAAGGCTTAAGATGGAAGGAAATGAAAACTATAAGAAAAGAATTCTTGACGTTTACATAAATAAGCCAGGTCCTGATTTAGAATCATTTAAAAAGACAGTAAGAAGAGAGCTTGATCTATGGAGGGCCTTAGGTTCTACTCCTGATTCCTATTTTGGTGGAGCAACTCCGATAGTCTATGAAATGAGTGATCTTGAAAAACAAGAAAAATATTTTGATAAGAATGGAAATCCTACTGAGAAGTTTATAGAATTTGTTAACATTCTTAATAAAGAATACCCAACAAACTGGGGATTTGTTCAGTGGTCAGATCTAATATGGGACTACGCTGGAAAGTTTTCAGAAGGCATAAGCAGGGTTCCATTTGTCTACGATGCCGAATTTGCCGAGTCGACACCAAAATACTATCAGCCAGGTGTTGGTGATTTATCTGATCTTAAATTATCAATTATGTCAAATAGTAAATTTGATTCAGATTTAGTTGTTTTTGATGAAAATTTTCAAGAAAACATATACGAAAAGCAAGCAACAATAAAAATATCAGGAATAGAAAAAAATGAAACAATAGATTCCTATGTTCCAATTAATGTAGATTTAGAATATTATACAGAATACCAACTGCCGGTAGTACTTGGAAATGCAGCTACCATAAATTATGTAGTAGAAGTTGATGTAAATGGAGTAACATATTACACTAATATAACAGATTATTATAAAAATACTTATACAAATAATTTATTTAATAATTATGATGAATCTGGAATAAGAAAGATAATATCTCCAATAGATAATAGAACAAGTTCTGATTTAGTTTTTAGAAGAAAATCAAACAATGCAGTATATATCGACACTTCAGCAACACCAAACTTGGCAACAATTGATAGTGTAGATATATCAAGTGGAAGAATAATATATGGAAAATTTGAATACTCTTCAACTACTCCAAGATATGTTGTTTCTGGACATTCTTCTACTAATTTAAGCTGGATTTCTGTTCCAAATCAATCAAAAAAATATTCCACAAGTTATACCAATGGAAATTATGCAACACCAACCTATCCATACTTTACGGTAACGGGTCCAAATTCATATAGTTTTGAAGTAGCTTATGGTTCAAATATGTATCAGATAGGATTTGAAACATACAATACACCAACAAGATATAAAACAATAACATTAAAATCTGAAATTAATGGATCAAATATATCAACACCAAACTATCAAGAATCTTTTAGTAATTTTATAGACCATATATACACTGTGCAAGCAGCAGCTACTCCAAAATATTTACACATAGAAAACATTAAACCAGACTTTGCCTACATAGATTCAAATTATGCTACTCCAAGCATCTCTCATGTAACAGGTTATGGTGGATATGCAAATCATCCACAGTATATAAGTGATTTATTGATACCAAATATTTTGGTTAGAAAAGATAACAATACTGGAGAGTTGTTCGCAACACCAAAATACGATATCTCATCTGGATCAGCAACACCAAATCAACTGTTCTTTTATTGGGATCCAAACTATTCTGTTATTCAAAATCAATATACATTAAACGGAACTGCTCAAAAAAATTATCCATTTGACTTGGGAGATTGGTCATACTTTGAAGCAGAGCTAGCAACACCAATAACTTTTAAGTTATCAGAAAGAGGCGCTATATTATCATCTGATGATTTAAATACTTCAAAAATTTTATCTGATGTAATTTTATCAAGAAACGTTCATAGATACGAGTTTGACATGAACCAGTCAGCAACAGCAAATTACATTATTAATAATATTGAAGCAGTTAAGTTAGATGAAGATGATAATTCTTTTGAGATCTATACAGAAAAAAGATCAGTAAAGCCATATTATTCAATTAATCAAGAAGGAATTGGTAATATAAATAATGTAACATATCTTCCATCAAGATATTATGAGGAAAAATCTCAGGGCGAATATAACGATTTATATATAGAAAATGTAACCGTAAGATCTAGGTTAACTAATTTAGCAAATAGAGAAATAAAATCAGAAATAAATTCTGGTTGGTATTATAGAGATAATGACGAATTCTATGTCTATGCAAGACCTATTACTGAGCTATATCATTTAGATATTAATTTATCTACATCAAATGAATCGGCTACTCCTACTATTATTCTTTCTGGAATATCTAGACAAGGTGCTCCTGTTATTGTTGAACCTGCAAGCTCTCCAAACTTAGAGCTAACTCAGATTTCTTTTCCTGATCAGTTTGATAATACAAAGATTTCATTTATAAATGTAGAATATATTACTGCCAGGGATGAGTATAGTGTATATCTTGGTTATAATAATGTTTATGATGTAAATATATACGATCCAATATCAGATCAATACGTAATAGAAGATGCAGAGTCCACTGATAATGAAATTAATATTGTCTCAATCCCAGAAAATGGTCCTCCATTTATAATTGGAAGAGAATATAAAGTTTCTTATAAAGTAAGAAATACTTATTATGTTGATAATGAAAATTTAAATGAATTAAATAATTTATATACAAAGATAGTATTCAATAATATCCCAACAAATGGAGCTACGGCTTTCTATGTTACTTATGAATCTTCCTTATTTGAAACATCAACTCCAACTGGATTAAATCATTCTCCAAGTAAGACTCTTCCAACTGGTGGATATATATATCTTGATGATGAAATTTATGACTATAGAAGCTTTACGGTAAATGTTAATCCTGGATCAATTTTAGATAATCCACAAAAAGACTATATTGTTGTTAGCATAGAAAGTTTTGATGCAAATGGTAATCCAAAACCATATCAAAAATATGAACTAGAATCTAGCCTTTTATCTTTTGATGAAACAATTATAGAAACAGACATAGATGGCTTTGGTTACACAAAAGCAAGATATTCAGGAGCTACTCCATCTACCTACAATTATGGTACTCTTTTTGTAAGCGGAATTGTTGATGATTATAGCTCTGCAAGTGATCAAGCAACAATAAACTATCAGATATTAAAGTCAGAATCCAATCAAGATAGTCTCAGCGCCGAGCCATCAAGTAGATTTATGGAAGCTAATGGGGAAAGCACTATTTACATAAACGGCCAATTGAATTCAAAGACTAAAGATATTTCAAATGTATATGTATATTATAGAAAAGCTAGAACTGTTAGTGAAATATTTGAAATTAGCGAATACAATTATGTCATGACAGATTCTAATGGTTCTTTTAGGGTTGGTCCAATAACAGCTCAAGAAATAGAAAATTCAGGATACTGGTATATGGCCTTAGAAACGGAATATAGTTCAACTCTTTCTGGTTCACCTGTTACTATATCAGGTGATATTGTTAGTTGGTTCGAAGACTCAAATGACGTTATTTTAAACGCCTCAGAAAGAAGGCTGCCTATCCAGGACAGTTACGATGCTGATGATTTTGCCGAGTTTAAGTCTACTCCAGTTTTTAAAGTAAATTATATAACAGGAAATCCAGAAACTCCAACAGCAACACCAAACATAGAGCTACCTAAATGGTTTAGAATACCAAGATATACTCAATATCAAATGGGAATACTGGGAAATCAGTATTATTTTGTAGACAATAACAAGAACTTTTATCCAAGTTAAAGTATAATGGAATAATATGAAAAAATTTACAAATGAAATAAATAATTCAAAAGAAAAAAAGATTAAAAAAGGCTATAATCTTCCTTCTTCAGCCGTTAACTTAGGATATTATTCTGTTGATGACATTTCTCCTGGCAACTCTCTTACCGTAGTTGATACATCTACTTCTATAAGAGAAAATTACATACAAAACAATAATGATCAATTGAGCTTAATAGCTAATGAACTAGGAATGCTGGAAGATCCAGTAACTGGAAATAATAGATTTTCTTCTGAAGATATATATGTTACCGATATAATGAATAGTAGAAAAAATACTACAGATTATATTAATGTTAATCTATTAAATTCAAATAGTAGTGGAGAAGGTTCAAAAACAGATTATCTATATTCTTATTATGTAAGTAGATATTTTACCGTTCAGGAAAACATTAAATCAACTCAAGTACAAAACTTTACCTATGCTGGTAAAAACATATTTGACTTAGCAAAAACTTCAGATATTCAAGATTTGATAAAAGAAAATAACGCAATTGATATAACTGATATTTACGTAACATATATAGATGGCAGGCACTACGTTGATGAAACTGGAAAGAAAAAATATAAAATAATCTTAGAAAGATATTTAGATAAATTCGTTTCTAGTATTGAAACTTTGTGCAGAATTATTGTTCTGTTAGAAGATCCTAATTCTTCTGGTCTTTTATTGAATTATAATAAAGTAGAATTAAGTAGTAATAATTCTATTATAAATTCAATTTCAAATTATAAAGAAACAATTAACTCTGTACTTTTATTTAACAGAGAATCAGAAGAATCACTAGTAACAGACTACAGCTCAAAATTTGATAAAACATATTCTGTAAGCAATGTAGAAATATTAAAAAATAAATTTAGTTCTAGTGGTTTCTTTGACTCAAGAGGTTATAATTTTTACGTTAATAGAAAAGCTATACCAGACAATAGGAACTATGAAATATTTAACTGGAGAATAATCGGAAAAATAAAAAGAAGCTTTAATTACGCCGATAGAATAGATGGCGGAACTAACGAGTCTGGACGGAATAATCAAGGCAGCAGTTATAAAAGCTAATACTAAGTCAGATTATTCGGATCACTATAAGATTTTTTCAAAACTAGAAGTAAATAATAATCCAATTAATTTATATAATTATAGATTTGAAAATCCATCTTCGCAAAAAAATGGCATATTAAAATCAGATAGTTCTTATTGGACAGTTGATTTAGATTCAATTACGCATGAGGAAATTAAAGCTTTTGATTTTCTTGTTTTAGTTGTAAATTCAAATACAAACATATATTCATATATACCAAAAATAAAATCTTTTACAGATAATGGTGGTTGTCTTTTTATAGAAGTTGAAGGAGAAATAAGCGATTCTGTTAAAAGCATACTTCCTGTTGCGCCAGGTCAACTAACTAGTGGAACGGCTACATCATTAACCTATAATTTAGTTAATGATTCTGATTATTCTGATTTAAATTTGTTTGATAAAAATCAATCTTGGGATATAAATTCAGGAGAATTTGATTCTGGTTATGGAATATATGGAAAAATAAATCAATCAGTTACTGCGTTTTCTGCAGCTTACTCTAACTACAAGTGCGCAGAAACAAACATTGGTCCTATTGTTGTTCAGTTCAAAACTAACGTAAACGATAGTGGATCAGTTTCTTGTGGAAACATAATACTAAATACGGTTAGTATAAATAAAAAAGCAGGCGCAGATTATCTGCCAGGAACTGATACATCAGCTTCAGATACATCCTCAAGAATACTAACACTAACATCCGATGCAGAGGGACCACTAAAGTACTTTTACAATAGCATACTTGTTGGTATAATATCCAAATACTATACAACTAGCAATAGTTCCAACTCTTTTTCTACAAATATTCTAACACCAGTATTATTTCATGCAACAGCTTGGAATACTTCTTGGACTATAAATGGTCCAACTACTGAAGATAATTATTCTTATAATGATATTTTAATAAAAAATCAATACATGGATGAGTACTCTGAGTATGGATTTGTAAAAGAACAAAATAATGATATCTATAGAAAGCTAAATGATAAAACTGTAGAGCAGATTTTTATTGAAGACTTTTCCTCTAGCATACCTTCTTCTTATGGTCAATTTTACAATACAAATGATTCAATTACTTATTATATAGAATTCACAAATTCAAGTATTGTTCCAAAAAACGGAACATACTTAGAAAATTCAATATCAACTGGAATTACAACTCCATATAAAACATATGCCCTAGATTCCAATGCTCAAAAACAAACAATCTACGCAAAAACAACAACTATATCTAGACCATTAAATGTTCCTGCTAATTTTGGTACATTCTATATTAAAGATAGATTTAGAGATGTAAAAAATATAAGATTAAATCAACCAAATATAGTAAATGATAATCCATACTTTTATTCTTATGATTTTAAAACAAGTTGGAGAAAAGTAGTAAGCACTGAATCATCACTGTCTTTTGATATGTCTTTTGACATAAACTTTACTTTGCAGGTTCCAGTAACAATTCAAATATGGGAGAAAAAGTGGGAACAAGTTGGCACAATGCCGCTAGAAGATCCATCTCCTATTGATAGACAATTAAAATTTGAAGATGGAGAATACTCAGAGTTAAGCGTTACTTCTTCTGTTCCACTAAATAAAATAGGTAAAAAAATAACAAACAAGTACTTCTGCAGGGAAGATTTTATAGACTATACTTCTTCACACAATCCAAATGCAGCGGATAAAACATTTAATCATTACCCATATACTGGTGATATAGACCTTGGAAATACAGCTAAGCAATACTCTGTTGGTCCAAGATCTGGAGACGTAAATACTGGCGAATATGTCCATTATATACAATGGACCCTTAAACAAGACGGATATAATGTATCAACAGATGGGGTACTTGGACCACAAACAGGGAGCGCTTTAACAAGTTTTCAATCAAAATATGGATTAGCAACTGTTGATCAACAGGTTGACTCTGAGACTAAAAGTGCAATGGCCTACTTTTGGGCAACAAAAAAACAAAAGAATCAACTGACTTCTGCAAAGTCAGCGATAAGAACATTTTATAATAATCAAAATAAAAAGACTATAGGCGATAAAGTAATAGCATATATAGATGCTGCTATAGATAGTGCAGATCCTATCTCAGTTACAAAAACTGGTTCAATAAAAAGAATATCTTATACAGGGTCAGCAAAAACTCCAAGTAGTATAAAATCTAATATTTTTATAGCTTTACCAGCTCAAGTATATGGCAGAACACAAAACGATGAAGTTTATAATATTAAAATAAAAACCGGAGTATGCGGAGTTTCTATAGAAGATATTAAATTTTATCAAACAGAAACTAATGAAAGTAATTTGTCAAGATTTCCAGCACAAGGTGGTTTAGACAGACTTAGTGGAAACACTATAGACATACCTGCAAATACTGAAACAGAAATTTCAATTGCATTTAGCTCCAATGCCTATAAAATCCTATGCCTGACAGTAAGAGGAAAAAAACTTCCATCTAATTATGGTACTGGTCAAGGAATATTTATAGATTATATAACAGTAAATTATTTACCAGATCCAGGTGAACCGCAGCCAAGGTATGATTGGCGTACTTATGAATCTGGATCTATAGACGTAACTGCATATATAGATGTTAAAGCAGAAAAGATAGTTAAAGACTTAACAGTATCGAATACTCCAAAGGTAGAAACAATTACAAGCGCAAACTTTACAGCGCTTCCAATGATTGTTAAGGATTTTTATTATTTTGATTCAAATAATAATGTAAATAAATTTACATATTCAAGCGGTTCTTCAAATAAGATAGAAGTAGGGACTTCGCTTTCTATAAACTCTGTTTATGATTTAACAATTGAGAATGGAGTAACAGATCAATGGGGTACCCTAAAGGTTAATTTAGCTGAAGCAAGTGTTGTGCCAAGCGCAGTTGTTTCTGTTACTAACAAAAAAGTTGGCCCAAACGGAGGGACGAAAACTATAGATAATCAATATATAAATTATATTGACTTAGATATAAAAGATCCAAATAAAGATATAAATGGAACAACTCAAATAACACTTAGGTATGATGTTAATGTTACTTCTTTGTCTAGTGAAGTTTCCTATGGAGGACAAACTGTTGTTCCTGAGCATAGACATTTGTATGTATCCTTTTTGACAAAGGATCAGCCAAAGATAGAGAAAGTAAGTGCCGTCAATAAAAATAAAATAGACTATTTATCTGGCATAGTTTGCTTGTGCGATGATAGGGGAAACCCTGTCGGAAAGCCAAACTTTGCAATATCAAGTGATAATAATGATACTGTTTCCGTAAACATAACAAACATATACCTAGAAAGCACTTTGAATACTACAACAGATGGTTTAGTTTATGGATTTTTTGATCTTTCTGCAAGACAATTTTTAGGAAAAAATATATCTTATTCAGAATACCTAGAAAGAAATGGCGAAAATAATATATACATAGCTGTTATGGCTACTGATTATGATGGAAACATTCTATCTGATGATATAGATTTCCGTGGATTTTCTACAATACCAGTTAGTACTGCAAGAGTTCCAAATAAAGTTATATGCCCAGTGTATAACGTTAAGTTTAAGAATAAGGCATCCATAGAAGTATTTAAGCCACAAAATTTCCTAGATAAAAAATCACCATGGTATGTCGGTTTAAGTTCTGGTTCTTTTGTCAGATCAATAAGTATAAATATAAATAATATATACAACGAAAATATAAGCTGGATTAAAAAGTACTCGACTTCCTCATCACCAAACGTTGCCGTAAATGCTTTTTATGATACAACTCAATACACTTCTTCTGGTTGGTCTAATATTTTAGGAAGACCTTATTATGATATACATGAGGAAAAACCAATATTAATTGATTCAAAAACAATAAGATTAAGACAAACACCATTTGCAGTTGTTCACGAACCTTCAAATGATTTAAGGTATTTTGGATCGCCAATAAAACCATTTGTTTTTGCTTATGTAAGAGAGTCAATTTCAGAAAGTTGGTCTTTAATTCAGTATTCTGACATACTATCTTTTGATTCTAACACTGGAATAATTCAATTTAAAAACCCCATAGTTCCTACTAACTATAATTTAATAAAAGTAAATTATTCAGTATATTCTTCATATAGACCAATTAAAGTAATAGGATCAAAAGATCTTAACTTAAATCCATACTTAGAAAAACAAATGGTTAAATTTAATAAACCAATGTTTTTTTACTTAGAACCAAATAAGGTTGAAATAGTTGGTCAATTTGAAAAACAGAAGGCATATGAAGAAATTGTAGAAAATGAAAATGTATTAAACTATACAGAAGATGCGACCATGTTTGATCCATCGCATCCAAAATATAATCCTTTAGCTGTTTTGCTGTGTACTATTTATATTGTAGATAACGATGTAATGGAATCTTTTGGCCTTAATGACTTAAGATTAAAAGGTGGCGGAATCAACTATAATAAGGATAGCATCGAAGTATTTAGAGATATGCCAAGAGCAAGATCTTTCTGGGATATGTCAGGGCCAGATGGTTATGCATATACTAATGGCGGATATGTTGTGATCCAGCTACCAAGCGCATTGAAACAATACTTAGGAAATGATAAAATTAAAGAAGTTATATCAAGCGCTTTGACCGCTGGTGTTGTTTATGAGATACAGGATTACGATGGAAACTCTTGGGAGGATGCATAAATGAGAAGCTCTTTACCAGAATATATTCAAACCTATTCATTAGGTTCAAGAAAGGCCGTTTCAGACGTTATTGTCTTGGCTAAAAATGACGTAAGAAGCGCTTCTCAAATAGCAAAATCTTTGAATAATATGTCTTCTCTTAATACGTATAATGGTTTATCAATAAGGCCATATTCGCTAGCTTCCTTTGAAGCTTTTATAGATTTTTTTAGGGATATAAATTTAAAAACTATAGCATATTATGATTCAATGAACACTATAAGTGTGGCCATAAACAGCTATGTAAATGTTCTCAATTCAGAAATTTCAAAGTTAGAAAAAGATATTAATCAACTTCAGATATATGTAGAAAACTATGGTTTTATTTCTGGTGAAGACGATTTATATAATGGTTCTTTTATAGAGACTTTTTCTGATGATTCAAATTCTTACTTAAGGGAGTCTTTTCAGTTCAAGCATTACGATAAAGATGGTTTAGAATTTTTAGAAGCAAATTTAGCTGAAGTTGACATTGTTTCTAATACGCTAAAATCTGGAACCGCGTTTAGCAGTTTAGGTATTACTCCAAAAATTAAAGAATATAAAAATAACTATTCACAATATATATCATCTTCTTCTGATATTTATAATTTATTTTCAGATTCTTCAAATAAAAGCTGGAACACAACAATTAAATCTCCATCTATTATAACTTCAAAAAATGAAGATTTTTCAGAAATAAATTATGATTATAGCCAGATATCAGGAGCTAGCGCTTCACTACTTTTTTCTTTTGAAAATCCACAAAAGATGAATTGCGTAAGGGTTTCTCCTAATTTAGGTGTAGATTTACAGGTTCTTCAGGTTATATTATATTCTTCTGTTAGCCCTACAAATTCAGGGTCAACTGGATCTTCTGTAGATAGTTCTGAAACAAAAATTTATTTGCTAGACTCTCCACTTCTAATAGATGCAGTGAAAGATATCTCATTTACTGAGACCTTAGTTAAAAGTATTAAAATAATATTTAATCAACCAAAATATACTAAGGTATCTAATACATCTAGCATTTATGAAAATCAATCAAAAGTACTGGAATATTATATTGATAAAGTGAGAAAGAGTAGGGCAAACAAACATGATAAGCTTCAAGATATAGTCTACTCTTATTTTACTAAGAGAAATGAAATAGCTCAATTATCATCAAACCCAGATTATATACCAAATTATTATTCTTACAGATATCCATGCGAAGAAACATACTCAAACGCCAATGCGGTCTATGAATTTCTTTCTTCAAAAAATAATTTTGTTGAAATAGATAATAAAAAAGGTTTAAAAAATTCATCAGAGGTTACAAAAATTGTTCAATCTATAGTTTCCTATGTTATTGGAGAAAGATATAGGATGTCGCCAAGTGCATATATAGCATCAAAACCCAGTGCCAGTTTTGTTGGCATATCTTCAGTGGACTTTTTGAATCCAGCACCGTTGGGCAATATACAATCTCCGCATGGATTTGCTAATCAAGATTTGGATCAATTTATACCTATGCCTGGATTAAGAGAAGTACAGAAGTCATTAACTACGCTGGATAAAGTAAATTATTATGAATACATTTTATCTGTTAAGTCTATAAAATTTGGTATAATAAACGCAGTAGATTATAAAAATGAAAGCAATAAGCTTATTGATAAATCATATTTTATATCTAAGATGATAAACACAAATGGTTATATCAATAATCTAAAAATTAAATCAGATTATTTTATACCAAAAAATGCAAATAGCACATTAGATTTAACAACAACAGCGGCTATAGAGTTTGATGTTTCTCTAAATGTAAATGCACAAGTGAATACAGACTGGGTTCCAATTCTTCCAAATGGAGAAAAAGAAGTTGAAGCAGAAAAACTGTTTCCATATGAAGGAAATGGTTTAGCTAAATTTAGGTTTCCAGCAATTAGGTCCAGCTTAAAAGTTTATGAAAATGGCAGACTAATGTCTGATACAAGGATTAATAGTTCTGATTCAGATGCTATAACACAAATTAATATTATAGATTACAACAAATCTAATATATATGTAGCAAAATATACAGTGAGTGCGAATTATAATCCCAATGAAATTGATTTTAGTCAAAAATCAATACAGTCTTTTTCCCTTAAAACATATTCTGATAAAGAAGGTTTAGGAGAAAAGCTATCTACGGTAGGCCTTGATAATAGGGCAGAATTATCTTTTGACCCTTATATAGATTACTCTAAGTTTTCTAATCATATATATTCGAGTTCTGCTGGTACTATAGGGTCAAGTGGCACTAGTACATATTCTCCTGTAGCCGTAATATTAGAAGACGGTTCAGCTGCAATTAATTTAACAAACTATCTTCCAAATAAATATGTTAAATATATTCTTCCAATTAACTCAGATACTGAAACATATTTTATACAAAATGGTAATAGTTTAGTCTTCAGTAAGAGTTGTAATAACTTTAAAGTTTATTATGATTATATACCTGAATCTTTAAGGTATAAAGTTGTTTTAAGAAATTTAGATCCTTCTAAGCAGAGCAGCGCATATGTGGACAATATTGTGTTAAAATATCAACAAAAGAATACAGATAATTTTACTAATAAATTATTAAAGGTCGTTTAAAATCATGGCACAATTCTCACCAAAAACATCATCCTATGACACAATAGTTTATAAGGTATCAAAATTTTTTGAAGACTATTATAATCAAAAATTTAAAACATACGAAGAATTTTCTGTGGCATATCAAAAACTTTTACAAGAAGTAGAAGAGTCAAACGTAGGTGTTACTGGAAAATATAATCCAATAATAAAACGGACAACCACCTAGCTCTTCTCAAATACTAGAGTTTGCAAGAGATATAACAGCCGATTCTGCGATTATGGCAAGGCAAATGGATTATCTTTTAGCAAAAACAATTAGTTCTTTTAACTTGTTTCAGTCAGAAATAGATAAAGAATCAAATAATATAAATAGAATTAATTCAAAAATAAAAGTACTGCAGCTATACTCAAAGAGTACCAGTGAAGATATATATTATCTTGGTGATTCTTTTGAGAATTTTGAGAATGTAGATTTAACAGCAAAATATACTGCACCAATCAGCATTGTTACAGAAGGCCACCTGTCTCTTCCTGTTATATCTGGATCTGTTTGGCCAATAGAAAATATTTCCATTAAGGAAAAAGATGAGAACAATAATGTTCTTTCTAATGGAACTTCTGGAAACTATCATATGGCATTAAAGCAGTCTGTAAATACGCAAAAAGAAAAAGAAAACCCTGAAGACTATAAGTATATTTTTGAAAATACAGTGGTTAACAATTTAGGCTACATATATTTTGATACAAATCCAAATACATATTTTGAATATGAAAAATTGAAAGTTTCAAATTTAAATGGACCTGAGTATGACTATGAGTTTAGCTACTCAAAAACATATAATAATACCAGTTCTTTTGTTCCGTGGAATAACGCTTCAGACGATCCATTAAAATTAACTCTAGATCTAGAAAGAACTGCAACTGCAGATCTACCTGCAAACTGCATAAATATACTTCCATTTTTTGGATATGACAACAATGGAATATCTAGTGTTAAAGTATCAAGTATAGTTTTGGAAAGTTTAGAAAATAATCAATTAAAAAAAGAAGAAATCTTATCAAGCCCTATAGTTATAGGGTCAACTGTAGTTCCATTTGGTGTAAAAAATTCCAGTAATTATTTTTATAGAAAAGCAAATATAAAGTTTTCTCATAGAAATCTAATAAAAGCTTCTATAACATTTATTCAAGAAAACCCAACACCAATATCTGTAAAGCATGCTTACTGGACTGTATCTAAGGTTTTGGGGTCATTTGATTTTGTCAATTCAAATGATTATATAGAATTTAATAGATCAGAAAGAGGTATATCTCCAGCTGGAGTATGGGTTAGTGGAGCTAGATTTAATCCAAGTTTAATTAAATCAAAAAGCGAACTTTCAAATATATCAGGCTTAGATTCAGCAGTAAACAACTTAGTGCCATCAGTGCTAAGTCCAGAGTCTGTTAATTCTTCTTCTACTTCTAGGTCAGTAAAGTTTTCTGGAGACAGCAATATTTCTTATGACTATTATGTAATGAAAGTATTAGATAAGAAAAATAAAAAATATGTTTACATAGATTATCTAAAGTCTTTAAATCAAGATGAGTACGCATATGAGAAAAAATTAGTTCCATCCAATAAAACAATTTTCGATGATTGGTGGCCAGCATCGTATAAAATAGTTGGCTATGATAAACCAAATCATGATGGAAACGAAGTTCCTAAAAAGTTTTTTACAGGATTAAATGGAAATCCAGATGATCCAAAATGGGAAGCTTTGATGCTACCGTACGCTTCTAATCCATCTTATGTTCCTTCGCCGGGTACAACTGAAGTACCAGAAGAAATATTTGATTGGTGGATGATTAAATTTAAATTAACAGGCGTACTAAAAATGCCTACATATATTGGAACAAGTAAGCCAGCTTATTATCTTGGTGATCTTTATAATATATCTAATTCAGATATATCTTATGAAAAAATAGAAAGAACAACACCAGTAAAAGTGCACTACAGTGTTTCTCTTTCTAAAAATTATGAAATTTTAACACATGGAAAAGAGTATAACTCAAAAACCATTGAAGCCAAGAGATGGTCTATAGGAATAAGAGATATTTCTATCGATTCAGAAGTTTATCAAAATTCTTCCGAAATGATCTCTAAGGCATATAACTTTCCTTATCCAGTAGAGTACCTAATGCTTTACTCTGATTATAAGATTCCAATGAACCAATCAAGCTCAAGTCAAGAAATAGAACCCATATCTTATTATATATCCATTGATGATGGATCTACTTGGAACCCTATATCTCCAGCTGAAAATCCATTTAATTCAGAAATACCAGAAATATATTGTTTTAACAAAAACATATCCGACAACTTAAGATTACCAGGCGTAGCTTATATAGACACAGCTTCTCAAGTAAACTCATTAAGAGTAAAAATTGTATTTAAAAAACCATACAATACAAACGGAACACCAATTGTTAATTACTATCAATTAGCAGCAAAAGTTAAAAGGTTATAATATGATAGAAGATATTCAAAAAATAAGATTTTTAAATAATCTATATAAATCTTACTACGCCTACGGCAAAGAACTTGATGAGATTTCTATCAAGAGATTATATAGTACATACTTTAGGGAAAATCCAGCTGGATCCCCTCTTTCATTGGATGTAGATCTTCTTAGGTCTAGTTCGGTAGTAAATATTGATTATATAAACAATATAATGGCTAGAGCCTTATTTAATATGGATGTTCTTTATGATTCAACTTACGAATCCATAGAAGATCTTTATTCAATTGTTACTTCATTAAATAATAGAATAAACTCCTTAAGAGCTAAGAGAACATCTTTAGAAAAAAAGATTGATGACTATATCTTTGCTATAACAAATAGCGATGGCTACTACGCATCTTTTTCAGAAGAGTTTACGGATATAACAGGAATCGATACAAAGTATTCAAGTGTATATTTAGACACTGATTCAAAATCTATATCCTTAAGTTCTATTAGTTCCGGTTCTTTTAATCAAGTAGGAAATAATACTTCAAAATCTAATAATATAAAATACAGTGTGTTTTTTAATGGTAATTCAATTAAGTCAAACGTAGATGCCGGCGAAAACGCTTCTTTAATCTTTGATGGTTTAAGTGATACGTATTGGAAATATACTCATGTTTCAAATTCGCCAGGTATATGTTCCATTAGACTTGATATAACTCCATATTCATCATCTTCTATATCTAAAATATTTGGAAGAATTTCTTCAGATAAGAAGATAAATATAATGTTACAAGTTAATTCAAATTTTGAAATAGGTAATGAGGCGCCTGTTTATTCAGCTCAGTCAGAAAATGATTTTGATAATTTTGTTTTTCAATTTGAACCAGTAAATCTAAGTTCAGCATCTATATTCTTAATTAAGAATGAACCAGATAGGCTTGTTAAATCTGGAAATAGCATTTCATATGAGTATGACTTTGTTGTTAGAGACATAATTTTATCTGGAATGTATTACGATTTAAATGGTGTTTATGTTTCTAATCCAATAAATATTTCCTATGAGAATAGTAAAAATATAATAGACTCAGTAGCTATTGACGTAACAGCTCAAAACCATGCTAGTAATGATCTCCAGTACTTTATAGCAAAGGACAACCCATCTGCTTCTTCTTTGGATGACTTTCAGTGGATTCCTATATCTCCATCAAATGAGTTAAATAAATCTTACCCAAAAACAGTTTCTTTTAATGGGTCAAATTTAGTATATAAAACAATATCCGAAAACCAAAACAACTCTAACGAAATTATAAAGTATTTTTCTAATGCCGAAGAAACTAATTTACCAGGATTTGAAAATATACCAATATACAGAATAGGAAAGATAGATAAAGATACAAATCCAATTGAACCGGTTATACTAGAGGGTTATAACAGGTTTATTTGGCACAAATATCAATATGAAGATGGGCTATGCTCCAAACTTTCAAGGTGGAAAGATGAAGTCTTAACAGATATGAAGTCTAGTGTTGTTACTTCTTCTTCTCAAATTGGAAATACCTCTTCGTTCTGGACAGCTCCTTCAATAGATGAAGGCGGAAGTGTGTATATATCTTTTGATATTCTGATGTCATCAAATGTTAATGTCCAAAAACTTATAACTAAAGATGATGACTATAGCTTTAATTGGGATATGGCTATTTACTTAAATGGATCGTTAATTAAAAGAATTAAGCCAGGTGTCAGCCAAGATAATATTGAATGGAATTTTAAAGAGGGAATTAACAACATAATAATATGCATAGATGCACAACCAAAAACAACGTCAACTTCTAAATTGGGCTTGTATGGATCTTTTACTCTAATGCAGCAGAGTAGAATATCTGAATACGGTCTTGTATATCAAAAATACTTATCCTATATAGCACCTGAAGTATTTAAAAATAATAATGGAATAGTCAATGACAGTTTTAGTATTGCAACAATAGATACAGAAAAGTATATTATTTCAAATAGAAATATCTTGTATGGATCTAGGTTCTATTATTATTTAAATAATACTGAATCTATAGTTGATTCTATTAGAGTTAGGATAAATATGAGAAGGAATTCTTTTAGCCCTAAGTCTTCTCCAATTGTTACTTCTTATAGAGTTAAATTTGGAAGATCTGAAAAACTAAGTGAAACAGTATCTTTGATACCATCTGAAATACTTAAGTCTAGATCTTAAAGGAAAAATAATGTCAACATACTTTTACAGCGAAAATGATAAATCAAAAAACATATATCAACCATTGTTTAATAGGTCTAGACAAAAATACAGAGGCCCAAGAGAATCTGAAATTCAAAATCTTGAACAGGATCAAATCTTAGTTGATATAGCTAGGTTAAAAAAGAGAATAAGTGAGCTAGAAAACGTGTTATTGGAAATGTCAGAAAGTTTTTATTTTCATAATTCAGCTACTCCAAACATAAACTCAGCAACACCTTTTTACGACATAGAATACAAAAAGTATGAAGATGAAGAAAGTTCTTATTACTTATCAGAAGATACAGTAAGTCTTTCTTCTCAACTTTTTAGGCTATATAAAAAATTAAACTTATTAGAAAATCAGGAGATATAATGTCTGAATTAATCAATACAAAAAAAAGAACTAATCAGTATTCTGGAAACTATAGTTCAACAGAATACAACAGTAGAGTAGAAGAAAATTACCAAGATCTAGTTTACCTATATAATAAATACAATGTTCTTGACAAAAAGATAGATGAAACATTTAATAGGGTCGCTACAGATCATGTATTTATGTCTAGATATATTAAGGATATTCTAGAAAGAATTAAGGCTATAGAAGCACAAGAAAAAATGATGTCAATACATTCATATAGCCAGATAGATAACGCTAGATTTGCAAGTAATGAAGATTACGCAATTTCTTCAGGTGAACAATTAAGTTTTAATTCGATATATAACTACCTAACTTTGCCAGAGATAACTGGATCTTCGGTTTCTCTTTTAAAAACATATAACTCACTAAACGATCAGGTCATACCTGATTACATAAACTTAAAAGTAGTTCCATTAAACTCCGCTGATGGCGCCGGCGCTTTAATAGATACAACTCCACCATATTATTGCTTATATGATAGGCACGATAGAGTCTGGAGACGTTCAGTGGTAGTAGATGAGCCAGTAATCAACGGTGCACTGATGTATTTTTATATAAAAATTCCACAAAACTCGATAAACCAAAAGATAAACACACTAATGTTAAGCCCGTATCCATCTAACTCTGTAGATATTATTAGTATTGAATATACTCAAAATCCAAATCCAATTTTGTCTGATGGAGATTCATGGAAGCCAATCAACGAAAAGTCACTATACAACAACGATCCAAGTGCAGTTGGATACGTGGCGCCTGGAGGCTGGGTTAGAAGTACAGTTTCAGACGCTATCCTTTCTTCTGGTCCACTATATTTTAATTTTAATGTCGCACAAACTGACACAAAACCAGTAACTGCTCTAAGAATAGCAATGAGACAGAGAAATTATATTAAAGAAAATGGTAAATATATATATACTTATGGTCTATCAGATTTAGATGTTAGAGTAAATAAACACATGCCCACAGGAAAAGCGTTTATTAAATATATGGCTCCTGAAGATACTTTAATTTTTACTGTTGATTCTGTTACGCCAAAAATATACAATGTACCATTAAGCTTAATTGACAACATATTTACTTATAGGGTTATTTATCCAACTTCTTCAGGTGGATATAGTTTGTCGCCACAAGGTGGGTCTTCTAACGTTTGGATAGAGGTTTCTTTGTCCAAAACTGAAACAGGAGATGTGCCAATTATCAGTGATCTAATTGTAAATTATAGTTAATTCCATTACTATATAAATAACCAATTATTTTAATTAAGGAGTAGAAATGGCTACATTTTATGACGGACCAAGACCAGTTTTAAAGGGTAGAAATACCTCACAAATGGTTAACCCATATAAGGGTACAGCTGGAACGTATTCTTTTTATCCACTATTTAGCACTTCCCATGTATTAGATGGGGCTCCTGATAATCATCATGTACCAGGTACTGGATACCACCCAGGAAACGTGCTGTTGTCGCAGTTGTTTAATGGTACAAATCTGTATGTTCATCCATTGTCTGGAACATTCCCTAATGGTAAAGCTACATATGATGGAGCAAGATTTAAGCCACTTGAGTACAAGGGCCTTTCAACAGCAAAAGCATTTTCCACAGGCTACGGACACGCAGTAGATAGAGCTAGTGACTATGCTCTTTATAGCAATTATAAGTTTGATGGAGTAACATCAGCTAACGTATTTGCCAGCGGTTTTGGTCACGCTCAAAGAACTGATGCGCAAGGTGCAGCTGCCTCTTTTGGATTATTCATACCAGACGAGAAGCATGGTGTCCCAAGTGCTATAGTATTTACCAGTGGTTATGGTCAAGCTAACACAACTGGAGACTATGGTCGTGAAAAAATTAACGAATGGGTTGGCGTCCCATCAGCAAAAGCTCTATAAATATTACACCCAACCAATAAAGCTAGAAAAAGACGAAAGAATTTCTGGATCATATGGTTGGTTAGTTTTATTTCTTGGCGTTTTAGCGTATGACACATACGCTATTAAAACTAAAAAAATAGAAACATTAACTAGAGCTTTTTGGAGATCTACTGAAAATCCAGCCAAGAGTATAGTTCCAGTAGGTGTATGGTTACTTTTAACATTTCATCTTCTAGGAGAAAAAAAGTTAAGAAAAAAAATAACGGAGGAAATTTAATGACTAAACTTTATAAAGATGTTTTAGAAAGAGCACTTTGGACAGCGGTTCAAACATTTATAGCAGTTTGGACGGTTGGAGATATGCAGTCTGCAAAAGCTGCAAGTGTTGCTGCGATAGCTGCATCTCTTAGCGTAATAAAAGGCTTCGCTGCAACAAAAGTGGGAGATAAGGACTCAGCTGCTACTCTAAAATAGTTCATTAAGCATCCAGCAAACCGTTGTTTCTGATATAATATCTGAAAGCGGTAAAGATAGATCCCGCCAATTTTGGCGGGATTAGTCTTTTATGGCAAAGTTTTTTATAGGTTTTTCGAAAATTAGATAGGTGAATGTATGTCAGATCTTTTAGATAGAGTAATAAAAGAAAATACTCTACCTCTTGAGTTAGCAGAAGACTACTTAAAAATATATGTCGCAGACATAGAGTGGAAAACCCATATAAATAAGTTATGGAAGAACTTTAGTAATAAAAAAATAAGCGATGAAGAATGTAAGACATTAGTTAAAAAAGCAATAAGCTGTGCTGTTCTTCTTCCAAGTCTAGAAAATACTCAAATACCAGATCCACCTCAGTCTCTATTGTTTTGGTGCACTGCTTGGGCTCAGTTTAATGAAAGAGATTGGTTTGAGCTGTTTAAAGAAACAGTAGAAAAAGATATTTCTATTAAGAATAATAGAAAAAAAATAATAGAAGCTGGAATAATAGATCCAATAGACTACTCGCCTTTAACTAGGCAGGCCTATAACTGGCTTTACGATAAAGCCGAATCCAGTGGAGCTATCAATGAATCTAATAAAGATATTGTTATAAAGAAGCTTAAAAATATTGTTACAATCTATGGCGGAACAGTGATATCTAGCATTTTTGTTAGTCATCCACAAAATATAGAAAAAGTTACAAATTGGAGAAGTGCATACTTCTTTGAGAAAGAAATACACAAAGTATATTCTATGGAAAAAATCCTGAAAATAAAAAACATGGAATTTACAAAAACTAATCCAAACTATATTAAAAAATATAACAAACTAACAAATACAAATAAGTAAAAATAAGGAGAAAATTGTAATGTCAGAAGAAATCGAAAACGGAAATCCAGATCTAGTTCCTATATCAAATAAATCATCAATGTTTATGTTTAGGTTAACAGATGATTTTGTTGATTCATATAGAAGTAAAGTGCCACCATTTGGCTATAGGGACGCTGGAGGAAACTCTGTTGGCGAAATAACATTTCTTCGTACATATTCTCGTCTAAAAGAAGATGGGAAAAAAGAAACATGGGTAGATGTATGTGAGCGTGTAATTAATGGAATGTACTCATTGCAAAAGGAACACTGCAAAAAGAATAGACTTCCATGGAATGATGCAAAGGCCCAAGCTTCGGCTAAGGAAGGATTTGATCGCCTATTCAACCTAAAATGGACACCACCAGGAAGAGGCTTATGGGCCATGGGTACAAATATAGTTAATATACAAAAAAACTCAGCTGCCCTACAAAACTGTGCATTCGTATCAACATCTGAGATGACAAAGCTGAACCCTTCTAAGCCATTTGCGTTCCTAATGGAAGCATCAATGCTTGGCGTTGGAGTTGGATTTGATGATAAGGGAGCGGATAAAGATTTTAATATCTATGAACCAGTAGGAGAGCCAGTAACTTATGCAATCCCAGACACTAGAGAAGGATGGGTTGAGTCTTTAACTTTGGTTCTTAATTCTTACCTAAAAGAAAATCAACCTAAATACTCTTTTGACTACTCACAAATAAGACCATCTGGAACTCCAATCAAAACATTCGGAGGTGTAGCTGCTGGTCATGAACCACTACTTAAGCTTCATAATCATATTGAAAAGATGTTTTCTGGTAGAGCTGGATCAAAGCTTACAAGAGTTGATATAGCAGACATTGGAAACTTAATTGGAGTTTGTGTTGTTTCTGGAAACGTAAGAAGATCTGCTGAGCTTTTAATAGGTAGATTAAATGATGAAAAGTTCTTAAACTTAAAAAATAAAGATGAATTTCCAGAAAGAAATTCCTATGATCCAAACAATCCAGGATGGGGATGGATGTCAAACAACTCTGTTGAAACAGAAGTTGGTGCTGACTTAACCCCAATAATAGAAGGTATATCTCTTAATGGAGAACCAGGAGTTATTTGGATGGATGTTTCTAGAAAGTATGGAAGACTTATTGATCCTCCAAATAACAAAGACCATAGAGTTGCTGGCTATAACCCATGCGCAGAGCAATCGCTTGAATCATATGAGTGCTGTACACTTGTGGAGACTTATCTTGGCAGACATGAAAACCTAGAAGATTATAAGCGTACCCTTAAGTTTGCTTACCTATATGCAAAAACTGTAACTCTTCTTCCAACACATTGGGAAGAGACAAATGCAATCATGCAACGAAACCGCAGAATTGGAACATCAATGTCTGGTGTTGCAGACTTTGCGGATAGACTTGGTATGCCAGTTCTAAAGGAATGGATGAACCAAGGATACAAAACAATTCAAAGATACGATAACGTATACTCTGAATGGCTTGGTATTCGTGAGTCAATAAAGATGACAACCGTTAAGCCGTCTGGGACAGTTTCTATTTTGGCTGGAGAATCACCAGGAGTTCACTGGACGCCTGGTGGCAAATTCTTTAATAGAACAATTAGATTCTCTAATGAAGATCCAATGTTACCACTTTTTAGAATGGCAAACTATGTAGTTGAGCCGGCATCTGAGTCGCCAGATACAACTTCTGTGGTTTATTTCCCTATAAAATCTCAAGCAGTTAGGTCAGAAAAGGACGTAACAATTTTTGAGAAAATGGCTTTAGCCACTACTGCACAAAGATACTGGTCGGACAATTCTGTTTCTGTTACCATTTCCTTTAACAAGGAAACAGAAGCCCAACACGTAGGTACCGTACTGCATATGCATGATGGTCAGTTAAAGTCTGTATCTTTCTTGCCAAGTGGAAACGACACCTACCCACAAATGCCATATACGCAGATTACAGAAGAGGAATATACAACAGCTTCAATGTCTTTGTTTCCTATAGATCTTACTGGAGTCTACGCTGGAATGGCAGCAGACGCTATAGGTGAACGCTACTGTACTACAGACTCATGCGAGATTAAATTTATAAAAGAAGTTAATAGTTGATAGAAAATGAGCGATAATAATTTTGAAGATAAGTTTTTTGATATAACAAAAAATGAACATATTGATAATGTAGACGTTATTCTTAATGAAGAAAAAATAAACTATGCAAAAAATTATCTTAATATTATCAACTCATTAAATCAACTTATAGTACATATAAGCGCAATGACAATTGACCTTCTTAATGATCCTACGTTTTCTCTAGATAAAGAAATATGTGATATGATAGATGAAGCATTTGTTATGTCGGAAGATCTAACCGACTTAATAATAAAAAATTATTATTCTATATCAATAGATGATTTTGAAGAAGTTAATGGTTTCATAGAGGACGAGTATGGAGATGATGAAGGAAACGGCAACTACGGAGAGTACTAAAGATTTAATTGAAATTGAATCAAATATAGTTTCTGGCGTTGATGATGAATACAATAGAGTTATACAAGTACTAAATAATGGATATGTAAGATTAGTTGATCATATGGGTTCAGATGTCTCAGTCGCAAATGCGGCTAGGGCCTCCTTTGCTAAGGAGAATCCAACAAAAGATTTAACTACCTCAGATGCTAGACTAATCAAATATCTAGCTAGAGAAAATCATATGTCTCCTTTTAGGCACGCTTTTATAACCCTGGAGTTCAAAGCCCCATTAATGGTTGCACGACAGCATTGGAAATATGTAGTTGGTTCAGATCATACAATGGATTCATGGAATGAGTCTTCAAGAAGATATATAACAATGGATCCAGACTTCTATGTACCAAAACCAGATGAATGGAGATTAGCTCCAGAGGATAAGAAGCAGGGTTCTGCAGGGTTAATGTCACCTTGGGATGGTTCTATATTTACTGAACAGCTAAAAAGACTAATAGAAACAAGCGAAGCTTTGTATAATATGGCATTAAGTAGCAATATAGCTCCAGAGCAAGCAAGACTGTTTCTTCCAGCTTATGCAATGAATGTTGTATATAGGTGGTCTTGCAGCCTACAGTCTGTAGCTTTGTTCTTGTCACAAAGACTAGCAGAAGATGCGCAAAAGGAAATACAACTTTATGCCGATGCGGTGTACAGATTAGTTCAACCTTTGTATCCAGTTTCTATAGCATCTTTAATAGGGGTAGAATAATTGATTTTAAATATACTTAAAATAATATTAATTACATTATTGATGAATTGGTTAATTTCGCTTCATTTTTTCTTGCAGTCAAATATGAATAACAAAAAAATCAAAAATCAATTGATCACAATATGCCTAGCCATAGGGGCTTTGGTGCCGGCAATATTTATATATTTATGAATGTAACAAAAAAAGACAAACAATTTATTGAGCTATGTTCAGCTGCATCTAAAATTTTTTCTACTTGTGCAAAAAAACAATACGCAGCTATTCTAGTTGACAATTTAAATCACATTGTTGGATTTGGATACAATGGTGGGCCATCAAATCACGATCACTGTAATGAAGGTGGCTGTCCAAGATATAATGAAAATAGCGAAAATGGATCGTCTTATGATAACTGTATTGCGATACATGCAGAAGCAAACGCTATAATACATAGCGATTATTCTTCTAATGCAGAAAGATTATATGTAAATGGACCACCATGCTTTTCTTGTGCTAAACTGATTGCAAATAGTAAAATTAAAAAAGTATATTATATTACTGATCCAAATTATACATATATAAATTGGAATCAAATAAAAAGTTTTTTACAAAAATCAAATGTTGAAACGATAGAAGTTTTATGGCAGCATCAAAATTAAATTATATAGTTCTTTACGAAGGAATAAGCCAAGTATATGGATGTTCCTCAAAGAAGATAGCAATAGAAAGCCCTCCTCCAGCTGGAGTTGGACAAGATAAGAAAAAAATATATTTTATAACATTAGAACCAGATACTAACAATTTATGTATACACAGAGTAGAAGAAAATGAGTAAAAAACAAACAGAAAAAAAGAAAGTAATCTTAAAATTAAAAGCTCAAGAATCCTATATTGTAGCTGATTCTGAATTTTTTATTAGAATAGCTGAGTCATTAGAGTTATTGGCTAAATTATCAGAAGATAAAAACCAAAAGACGCAACATACAAACAACGCTAACTTTATAAGAAACAATTCTTATACTAATGTTTTTAATCCTCAAATAAACGATTACGAAGATTGGGATTAGCAAATATGATAGATCTATGTGTGGTAAATCACAACACCCGAAGACTAATGCAACGCTTTTTGGACGAGTTGCATAGTGATTTAGATAGTCCAAATGGCGCGCTCAATAAAAATTGGAACCTACATATTACAGATAATGATTCTACTGATGATTTTGTAGAGTTTATAAGAAATAATGGTCATACTTATCATATAGATAATTTATTCTTAAGAAAGAATATAGGTTATTCAGCAGCGTGTAATTATATGGCTAGTAAGACTAGCGGAGATATAATAGGCCTTTTAAATTCTGACGTTTGGATGACAAGCTCTGATGTACTTAAGATAGAAAAAATATTTAATGATAATCCTGATATCCATATTCTTGGTCCAAAACAAAGAGACGAATACGGAAGAGTAACTCACGCAGGAATTACTGGAACAGGCTCTAAGCCAGTAATGAGAGGGTGGATGGTATCAGACAAAGACGATAGTATGTTTAGAGATAGAATTGATTGCGTATCAGTTTCTGGATCAGCTTACTTTATTAGAAGAGAAGTTTGGAATGCAATGACTAACAATGCAGATTTTAGAAAGCTACATCCGGAAGCTCTTGGGGCGTTCTTGCCTACCCCTCATTATTATGAAGAAACTTGGTGTTCATATTTTGCTAGACACCTAGGATACAATGTTGTTTATGATGGTTCAGTGTCAATAGGTCACAGTTGGCATGCATCATCAGCAAAACCAGGAGAGGGTGTAAGTCATGTCGATCATTACTTTCCAATCTCTAGGGAAATATTCAGAAAAGCATGTGATCATTTTGGAATAGAAAGAGATTAAATATGAGTGATAAATTAAACCCGTGGATATATAACGCAGAAGTAAAAAAAATAGTTGATGGTGATACATTTGATATTGTTATTGACTTAGGATTTGATACTTTACGCAAAGGAAGAGTTAGATTGTATGGGGTTAATACTCCAGAGAGTAGAACTTCTAATTTAGAAGAAAAAAAACAAGGACTTGCGGCAAAAGAATTTACAGAACAATGGCTAGCAAAAGCAGATAATTGGGTTAAGATAGAAACTATTATTGATAAAAACGAAAAATATGGTAGAGTCTTAGCTAAAGTTTGGGATAAAAATGGCAACTGTTTAAATACTGATATAGTTGCATCAGGCCTTGCTAGAGAGTATTATGGTGTTGGAGATAAGACATGGACGGAATTTAAAAAGGACAAGTAGTGCAAACATTTTTGCCATATAATGATTTTCTTCATTCAGTAAAAGTATTAGATTATAAAAGATTAGGAAAACAACGTGTTGAAACATTTCAAGTTCTTAACATTTTACTCGATAGAACGCCTACGAAAGGCTGGAGAAACCATCCAGTTACTCGTATGTGGACTGGTTATGAAGAAGCGCTGAAGTTATATCAAAACTTTACCATAGAAGAATGGATCAAAAGAGGATATAAAAATACTATGCAGCTAGAAAAAATAGACATGCGTAATATTAAACTTCCACCATGGTTTGGTGACGAACAACTACATAGATCTCATAGGTCTAATTTACTTAGAAAAGATTATGAATATTATTCTCAGTATTTTGACGAGCCGTCAGATTTAGAGTATTATTGGCCAGTATGAGTATAACAATTTATCTCGCAGGTGCCATGGACTATGTTGGTGATTATGCAAAAGGGTGGAGACAAGAAGCTACATTCATGTTAAATCAACGTGGCTATAAAGTACTTGACCCAACGTCTATTCCTGAAGAAGATGGTATGAGCGCAGAAGAAATTGCACAAAAAAATCTCTTCATGCAGAAGAATTCAGATATACTTCTGGTAGAATACATGCTAGAAGACAGAGCGTATATAGGAACTGATTTTGAAATGGCTTGGGCAAAGCTTCATGGTCAGCCTTCAATCGTTATGTGTTCTAAGCAGAATAAAGATCGTCCATATATGAAATATATGGCAACAAAACTTGCAGAAGATCTGCAAGATGCTATAGAATATATAGCAGTACATTATCCAATTAACTAAAAAGGAAAAGGTAAATATGTCAGATAATAAGTTCAAGTACTTTACTGTTGAGTCACTTGTTGTAGTTAAGGCTAACAACAAGACAGACGCAGAGAAGCTTGCGATGGGCCGTAAGGGAGTTCAGGGTGAAGTCATCCTTAAGACAACCGATGTCGAGCGCATTTCAGCAGTTGAAGCACGTAAGCAAATCGAAATCTGATTTTAATTAGATATAACCAGTTAAGTGAGGGAGTAAGTTCTTTTACTCCCTCACTTAACTATATTGGAGACAATTATGATATATGGTTTAATGGTAGGAAGAAACGAAGAGGGTAGATATCTAGAAGAGGTTCTTTCTAGATTATCTAATCAAGTTGATCAGATAATATTTACTGATGACTGTTCAACGGACTCTACTCCAGAGATTGCAAGTAAGTACGCAAAAGTGTATTCTACTTCTGAAAATCTTTTTATAAAACACGAAGGCCAATTAAGATCTGAAGCTTGGGCAAATCTCTCTAAGCATGCAAAACCAGGCGATTGGATTGTTGCAATAGACGCAGATGAAAAGATTTATACATTAGATAATTTTAGTCTTGAAGACGTCCTAAAAAGATCTCCTTATGATGTGGTTAACGTCAAAAGATATGAGATGTGGAATGAAGAGGGATATAGAGTCGATAAGATGTGGGCCCCTCACAATACCATGAGAATATTTAGATTTAGTGAAGGCGGAGTTTATTTAGATAAAGTATTAGCCTGTGGTTCTGAGCCAACTTATGTTTTTGATTGGGTAAGAAAGAGAAACTTTTGGCTAGACTCTGGTATAATAATGCAGCACCTTGGATACTTAAAAGACGAGGATAAGCAAAGTAAATATAATAGATATACAACAATAGATAATGGGCAATTTCATAATATTAATCATATAAATTCAATAAAAGACGATACAACAGTATTGATACCTTGGGGTATCTTTGGAGATAAAAAGGTAGATTTAAAATGAAAACTTTAGGTGCAAAAGAAACGATCAAACAACTTACATATAGAATGTCTAATAATACTAGATTTGCATATGTAAATTTTTCTAAGTCCGCTCTACTAGCAGCTTCTGGTAAGATTTCACCAGAAAAAAGACCACCAAAAATGTTTACTAAATCAATTATTAATTCTATTCAAAATACAGATAAGAATTTCATGAAGTCTGTTCCGCACTTTATGCTGGAGAATAATGAAGGGTTTGACATTAAGTCAATTCCAGGGATAGATAAATCCATCATTTATGATGGCGGTATGTTTGAATATTACTTCTTAAATAAAAGAGATATCTTTGATTCTTTTACTAATTTTTATATTAAGAATTCTAAAAATTTAGTAATTTCTTTTCATGATAAAAAAGTATCCCAAAAGATAATAGGAACACCAACTCATCATATTCATGTTCCATATAATGATTTTTATGAGAAGTTAGATTCAGTAACTCAGCAGGTTATGGAACTAGAAGGCCAAGTTGATTATTGCATACTTGACTGCCCAGTATTATCTTCTGCCTTAGCAAGTAAGATATGGCAGAACTCTAGTATGTCAATATTAGATTTTGGAAAAGTATTTACAATATCTAACAAATAAACTATAATGGAAAACTCTAAAAAAGTTTCCTTTGACGAAGACGATGTTCAGTATATGACTGATCTTTTGTTGGAAACTTCTATGTCTTTAACCGATATAGCAAAAGAGCTAAATTGTTCTATCAGTTTTTTAAATAAAAAAATAAACCAATATGGTTTAAGCTGGTTAAAAACAAGTCATAAAAAAATGTCAAGAGGCCAGTCGGCTCTTACATTAATAATGCAAAAGCTTCTTCCAAATGAGGAAATAGTAAATGAATATCATTTAGGAGATAGGCTTAAGCTTGATGTTTATTGTCCTAAATATAAAATAGGTGCAGAGTATCATGGTCGTCAGCATTTTTATTTTACTGGCAGATTCTTTTCTTCAAAAGAAGAATTTGAAGAGTCAATAAAAAGAGACGAGAAAAAAATAGAAAGATGTAAAGAGTTAGGTATAGCTTTAATTGTATTTAGGTATAATGACAAGCTAACAGAAGATTCAGTTTACGATAGAATAATACAAGCCATAAGAGAAAGCCCTGTAGACACCACAACCAAAATTAAAAAACCAAGTATTTCTCAGAATAACTATTATCAAGAAAGAAAAAAGAGATATAATGATAGTAAGAAAAAAAGATACAAAGAGTTAAAGAAGAAAAATGACCGCCGAAGAAAAAACAAATAGTTATCCAATTGAGTATCAAATATTTGCCCTATGCTTGAGAAAAGATGGGGCAATTAATTTTTTTAGTGAAAATTTAAATCCAAGTATAGTTGGAATTAATCACGGAGAAAATGGAATATATGAGTTCTACAATGCCTTAATTGCTTATCATAAAGCGACAAAGTTAAATATAGTAGATCCAATTGCATTTAAATCTTGGCTTCAAACAGAAACAGAGATATATGAAGCTCTTGGTGGTGAGCCAGGAACTGATGCAATGTTTTCTATTTTAATGAAAATGGATCTTTCAAGCTCTGAATCTATATTAAAACTAATAGAGCATAAAGCAAATAAGCGCAAGCAAATAGATTACCTGCAAGAACTACAGGTTTTAATTACCCAGAAAAATAATAAGTCAGACGAAGACATAGAAAGAATTTCAACTCTAACTCAAAAAATAAGAGAGTTAGAAAGTCAAATTAACTATAATCCATTAGAAAATATAACCACTGCCGTAGACATTTCATCTAGGGCAGAGCAGCTTTTAATTATTCCAAACTTTCTTCCAACTCAATTTAAAGCCTTGAATAGGGCTATGGGATATACTGATGAGGGCGGGTTTTTTAAGGGCGCAGTTCATGCAATTATAGCTCCATCAGGAAAAGGTAAGTCAACATTTGCAAAGTGCCTAGTTAACAACTGGGTAGATAATGGCTATTCCGCATTATATGTTAATTTTGAGGAAGCTATTTCTCACTGGGAAAGAGTTTTAATGACTCAAATTATTGGAGAAAATGTATACTCAGAGGCAAAGAAATGGACAGAAGAACAAAAGTCAGCACATCTAAATAAGTTCAAAAAGAAAATGGAATCTTGGGGAGAAAGATTCATGGTTAGACATGATCCAGATACTCCATATTTTGAGGACTTAGAAAGATGGCTAAGAGATATCATGGGCCATAATTCAAAACTGCCAGATGTTATTGTTATAGATACAATACAATCAATGTTTACAAGAGGCGGAAAAGGTAAACCTAGATGGGGCGAATTCGAAGAGATGATGGTTCGTCTAGAAAAATTAGCAAGAGACATGAACTGCGTATTAATAATAACTGCTCAAGAAAATTCAAATAGAATGAAAGAAAAAAGAGAAGTAGTACAACAGTCTGATACTGGCGGATCTTTGGCAATTCAACAAAAATGTGCGGTTACAATATTTATAACCGATAAGAAGCTAGCATCTGGAGATGAGTCTGAAGAGGACTACGTTATGCAGCTTCAAATACCTAAGAACAGAATAACTGGATCAACTTTTGTTTATGATCCACCACTAGTTAGGTATAATGATACAACTAAATCTTACGAAGAATATGAAGTCGTAACAGATTCTAGTTATGATAGTTCTTCAATATTGGATGATTTATTAGGAGGAGACTTTTCTTAATGGTAAAACTTAAAACAGCAGCTATAAAAGACTTTCAAACATGTGAACTACTATATGATTATAGGTACGTGCAAAAAATTCCGGAAGCTATCGTTAGTAGAAATATAATAACAGAAAAATTTGAAAATACATTAAAGAATGTAATAAATTTTTATTTATATAAAAAACAAAGTGGATCTACCCCATCATATTCTGCCCTATTGAATAGATGGGAAAAGCTTTGGTTTCCAAAAGATACTTCAGCTCAAGATATTATTAACGATAAACACGAAAGTGCCTATGGAAACATGTCAAGCTTAACGACAAAAGCTGCATCTATACTTCTATCGTTTTGTAATTTCTTTGAAGATGAATCCATAATTCCCATTGGAATATCTGAAGAATATAATGTTCCTGTAGGTAATTCTGTTCTTATTGATAATTTTGATTTAATTTTTTCTAAACAAAATAAAATATATGTAATAAAATGGGTTTTTAATTATAAAGATTCTCATCATTATTTATACAATTTTGATTTTATATCAATGTTCTATGCCTACGGTCATAAAAAGGGCAGCATAAATAATAATGTACTCTTTGGTTATTATGATATAATGGCCAATAAGCATTCAATAGAAACATTTAATATATATAAAGAAGATATTCAGTCTTTAGAATATTGGATAAATACTATAGAAAGTAAAGAAGTATTTGTACCAAGAAGAGGTTTAACTTACTACTGTAAAAGATGCCCCTTTGATAACCCATGTTCAAAGTGGTCTGGATGGAATAAGGAAGAAAATAATGGTTAAAAAAAATTCAATATTAGATGACATTCTGCAAGATGATCAGATAATAAATTTATCAGAAGAAGAAAACAATATACTGTCTCCTCTTCTTGAGGAAATATCTATGATTGAAGATGAAGGATTAAGATCTTTTGTTAGATCTATCCTATTTAGGGCTGAGTCTTTTTGGTCTATACCTTCTTCTTTTTCTGGAAAATATCATCCACCAGACGAACATAATGAAGGTGGCAACGTCCTGCATACTAAAAGAACGGTAAGAGCTGCAAAAATATTATCAGACTCACACAGTCTTTCTTCCGAAGAAAGAGACATAGTAATTGCTGCCTGCCTGTTACACGATGTAACTAAGGGAAAGATAGAAAAGGACGGCTCTTTTGCGTATGATAAAATGCATCCTTATACTGTTTCAGAGTTTATTAAGTTTTGTCAAGAGGATGATAAAAAGTACGCAAATGACATATCTTCTTCTACTTTGTATGTAAGCGAAGAAGATGTTCAAACTCTTCTTAGACTAATTCGATGTCACCTAGGCCCATGGTCTCCAGTGCCAGAAACTATTCCAATTACATACTTAGATATGATAGTTCATTTGGCAGATAATGTAGCAGCGCATGCGCATTATATATTAGATGGAAATGAAATTATTCCAGAAAGATGGAACCTTGATGCAAGAGATGGTCAATAGAATAAATAAGAGAGCTATTATTATTTCTAGATTAGAAAAAATAATAGAAGACTCAGTTTATTATAGAAACTTTTCATCAGAAATGAATGATGAAAAAAAAATTATTATAGGTAATTATGACCAAGATTTTGGTCAGGGAAAAATTGAATAGTGAAACCAGCTAAATTAGATAATAAGTTCTTGAGTGGATGGAGATATGTAGAAGTAGCTAGATATGTTCCATCTCTATCTAGGGTTATCAGAGATAAGGATGGCGATAGTCCGTTAATTATTGACTATAATCAGGTACAAGATTACGCCGATAAACACGGAAATACTGGCATATATACTTCTGTTTGGCTGTACGACTCTAAAGATATAGAGTCGGCAACAAGATACTCTAATCTATACTTTGATCTAGATAATAAAGATATACAAATTTCTTATGATGAAACACTTAAACTAATAAATTATCTTTGCGACCTAATACCAAAAGAAGCTGTAAAAATATACTTTACTGGAAAAAAGGGATTTCATATAGAGTGTGATGCAGAGTGCCTTGGGATATCTCCATCAAATGATCTTCCTGTCATCTATAGATTTATTGCAAACTACATTAAATCTAAAATTAATTTATCAAGTTTAGATTTAAGTGTTTATGATGCAAGAAGAATGTGGAGATTACCAGGCACTAGGCATCAAGATTCTAACCTTTATAAAACACTTATATCCCAAGACGAAATGCTCAGCGGGATAGACGCTATATTTAGAATATCATCTGAGTATAGAGAAAACGAATGCACCCAAAGCAACTTTTCATATAAGGCTAATCAATGGTATAGGGATATGTTTTATTTAATGGAAGAAGATAGAGAAAGAAGTAAGGATTATCTTTCCTATTTTAATAAGCATGGTTCTTCTGGCTTAAGAAAAGTAGATAATAAACCTAAAAAATTTACTCCAAATATATTATTGGAAAAATGTCCAGCAATAAAAAGAATCGCTTTAGAAGCTCAAACAAACAAAGACATTGATCATGAATCAAGATTATTTTTATGTTCAATATTAACATATACAGATGAGTCAATAGAATTTCTTCATGGAATACTTAGTCATTGCAATGATTACAATGTAGAAAAGTCTACTGCGCATATTCAAGATTGGATTAAAAGAAGAGAGATAGGAATAGGCGGAAGACCCTATACTTGTGATAGAGCTAATTCAGTAGGCGTTGGCTGTGGTTCATGTAATCTGGAACAAAGAAGAAAATGGGTTAAAATTGGTGATAAGTTTGTCGAAACAAATGAAAAATCTTCTCCGTCACCAGTAAGATTTGCTTACACTTCTGAAAAAGATTCTAATAAAAGAAAGGAAAATAACGAATGAGTAATATACAAGATCCAGATGATGTAATAGGAGTCTGCTCAGAGTGCAACTCTGATCAACCCATGAATTATATGTACAACAATGCTTTTGCGCAACAAGGTAAACCAGTGCCTTGCAAGTATTGTGGGGGTGTTGTTATAATAGTATATAGAGAACAAAGAGATTCATCATTAAAAGGCAGCGATAGAGAAAGAGGACTTGGTTAATCTAGTGAAGAATTGGACAAACCTGCATAATCACACGGTATTCTCCATGCTTGATGGGCATGGAGATGTCGAAAAATACTTAGAAAGAGCTAAGTCGTTAGGAATGAGCGGATTAGCGACAACCGATCACGGAAATATACACTCGTGGTTGGATTTTTATGATGCAGGGAAAGCAGTAGGCGTAAAGCCAATTCTTGGCTCTGAGTTTTATCAAGCTAGAAAAACCAGATTTGATAGAGATGAAGAGGAGAGATCGGGTCCAGCAAAAAATGAATGGGAACAAAGAGGGCCTTATCATATAACCATCCTTGCCAAAAATAATATTGGATATCATAATATTATTAAGATGTCATCTAAAGCTTTTCTTCAGGGTTATTACGGTAAGCCAAGAGTAGATCATGCTCTAATAGAAGAGCATAGTGATGGAATAATAGTTTTGTCTGGGTGTTTGAATAGTGAAGTTTCTCAGGCTTTATTAAGAAATGACTTTAATTTTGCGTTAACAGCTGCAAAAAGAATGCAAGAAATTGTTCGGAAAAGAAAACTATTTTATAGAAATCCAAGATCATGGATTAACAGAGCAGAGAAAAATATCAAATCAATTAGTTGAAATAGCACAAAAGATTGGAGCTAAAGTAGTTCCAACTGGTGACTGTCATTATGTTAAAAAGGCAGACGCTCACGCGCATGACATAATGTTGTGCGTTGCAACTAACTCAAATATACATACTCCAGATAGATTTTCTTTTTCTGGAGATAAATTCTATCTTCAATCATATGAAGATATGTCTAAAAATTTCTCTGAAGATTGGCTTAGAAATACCATGTCTGTAAATGACATGATTGATTTAGATTTAAATTTTGGAGAAATATATTTTCCAGAGTTTCCTATTCCAACTAAAGAAAAATCAGTAGATTACTTTGAAAGACTAGCTTGGGAGGGACTAAGATTAAGATATGGAAATGACTTACCTGAAAATATAGTAGATAGAGCTAAGCATGAACTTAAGGTTGTTAAGGAGATGGGCTTTCCTGAATACTTCCTAGTAGTATCTGATCTTGTTAAGTGGGCTAAATCGAACTCTATTAGAGTCGGATGGGGAAGAGGGTCTGCAGCTGGAAGTATACTCTCATATGCATTTGAGATCACTAACTTAGATCCTATCAGATTTGGATTATTATTTGATAGATTCTTAGTAGAAGGAAGAAAGTCGATGCCGGATATCGACTTAGACTTTGACGATAGACACAGAGATAAAGTTATAGAATATGCTCGTTCAAAATATGGATCAGACAGAGTTGCTCATATATGTACTTTTAATAGAACTGGAGCAAAGCAGTCAATTAGAGACGCTGCTAGAGCGTTAGGCTATGACTTTGCTACTGGGGATAAGATATCAAAACTTGTTCCTCCACCAGTTTTGGGTGTATCTAAGTCTCTATCCGAGTGCATGCAAGTTACTGAATTTAGTAAGGCTTATGAGACTGAAGATACATCTAAGGAGATAATTGACGCTGCGTTTGGCTTGGAAGGTCTAGTTAGACAAACTGGAATACATGCAGCTGGAGTTGTTATATCAAAAGGTCCATTAACGGATTATCTTCCCGTCATGCAAAAAGGTGCAGACAATCCGTTAGTTACACAATGGGATATGTCTAGAGTAGAACAATGTGGTCTATTAAAGATAGATTTTCTTGGACTAAGAAACCTTGGAGTTATAGACCAATGTATTAAAATGGTTGAGAAGAAATACTCTACAGAAATAGATGTAAATGACATACCTTTAGATGATACAAAAACATACGATGAACTGTGTAGAGGAAACGCCATAGGTGTATTCCAATTAGAATCATCTGGAATGAGAAGTCTTATGCTGCAGCTTCAGCCTAAGACCATAGAAGATATAATGGCATTGATATCGTTATATAGACCTGGCCCAATGGGGTCTGGAATGGATAAGCTTTTTATCGACAGAAAACATGGCAGATCTAAAGTAGTATACGAACACCCTAAGATGGAAGACGCTCTTAAGTCATCTTTAGGTATTATGTTATACCAAGAAGATGTACTAGCTGTATCTAGGGGTTTGGCTGGATTTACTTCTGCAGAAGCAGATGACTTAAGAAAAGTTATTGGAAAAAAGCAGATGGATAAAATACCAAAGCTTAGAAAAAAGTTTGTTGACGGATGTATTAAAAATTCTTTCATAGATAAAAGTTTAGCCGATAAAATATTTTCTGATATAGAATACTTTGGTGGCTATGGTTTCAACAGAGCGCACGCTGCTAGTTATGCGATGATATCTTATATTACGGCATATTTAAAAACTCATTACACTGCAGAGTATATGGCTGCTCTACTAACTTCTGTAGCAGGAAATAAGGACAAATTATTTTTATACTTAAATGATTGCAAAAAGCTTGGAATAAAAGTTCTTCCACCTTCAATAAATTATTCAGGTATAGACTTTGAAGTAATTGATAAAGATCAAATATTATTTGGTTTAGCATCAGTAAATGGAATTGGAATTTCTATAGCTGAATCAATTATTAAAGGAAGAGATAATAATAAACCATACATTTCTATATATGATTTCTATAAAAGATGTGACCCATCAGTCCTTAAAAAATCAACACTAGAGCACTTAGCTAACTCAGGGGCATTAGATGAACTAATAGAAACAGACGATGACAATGATATAAATAGATCCATAGAGCTTTCTATACTAGAAAAAGAAAAGGAAGAGCTTGGAATCTATGTTACCAAACACCCTTTGGAGGGTACATGGGATGTTATGAAAGCTTCTATAGATATAGAAATAATAGAAGTGCCCGAGTGTACTCCTGGTGCCTATCTTAAATTGGGGGGAATTATAACTTCTTCAAAAAAGATAATAACCAAAAAAGGCGCAAGAATGTTTAAGTTTAATTTGGAAGATCCTACAGGAGAAATTGAAGTAATAGTCTTTCCAAAAGACGCAAAGGGATACAGTGATGAATCTTTTAGGGTCGGAGATATCGTATATGTTTCTGGATCTTTAAATAGAGAAACGGAAGATGAAAACTCTTCTAATAGAATATTCTTATCTAACCTAGAAAAAGTAGACAATGCTACTATGTATAGTGGAAAAGCAATATACTTAAATTATAAAAACATAAACTCTTTACAACTAAAAAAAATATATGATATAATCATTAATAACAACGGCAATAGACAAGTATTTTTAAATGTTGTTTCGGATTTAGGAACATTTGTTTATAAATTTAATAAGACTACAAATAAAAACGCAGAAAAATTAATTAAAAATATAATGGAGGAAAGCTAATATGGCAGCAACTGGTAGCTATCAGAACCCTTCCGAAAAAGAATGTTGGAAGTATTGTTTTGCATGCGGAAGATGCGAAAACAAAGGAAGATATACAAAGTGCAACGGATGCAGCGGTAGGTATGACCCCCAAGGTAGAATAGATGCCCACCCTGAAGATTACTGTGATTGTAGAAACGGAATCCTTAGATGGAAGACGCAGCAAGGAAAAATAATTATAACTAGATTCAGATCAAACCCATATGCTGGATCGGTTAGTTATGAGAAAAAATCTGAAGATGAAAGAGATTGGGACTCATACGTAAAAGATATGAGAGAAAAAATGAACGATCCAAATTGGAATCCTATAACAATAGTTGATGAGGACTAATATGGTAAAAAATGAAGTTGGAAGAATGTTACTTAATAACATTACATTAATTGAATATAAAACAGAAAAGCCTACTTATTTTATACAATCTGGTATTGCAGGCTTTAATGCAACAGCAGAAGAATTGTCGGATTTGTACGGGTTATTAAATTACTATTTTAACATTGATGCTGTGAACAATACTGTTATAGCATTAACCGAAGGAGGGAATGATGTCTAATAATTATTACGATGAAATGGAAATAGGAGAATCTGGTTGGGTTCCAACTAAAGATGGTGGATATAAAAATATTTACAATAATCATATAATAGATTCTTTGGGTAGAGAATTTGATGAAAATGGCATATTGATATTTGATCCAAGGGAAGAAATAAAATGATAAGTGTTGAAAATTTAGAAGATATAGATCCTCTAGTCAGGCTTTCTTTAACCGACTTGTCTTATTCAAGAATGGATACATACAAGATGTGCCCATCAAAATATTTCTTTTCTTATATTAAAAAAGAACCAAGGCAATTTAACGACGCAGCAGTACTGCGGAAATATAGTTCACTCTGTATTAGAGGATAATGTAGATAACTCAAAAGCGCTAGACCCCGACGCTTTACTAATTGACTATGGAAAGAAAAGGCTTTCCTATGATCCAAATAATGTAATCAAAGAAGATCTTATAAGTGTTGGAAAAAACATTATTTTAGAGTTTTATGATAGACATGCAGAAGAACAGTTCTCAGTTAAAGATAAAGAAATGCAGTTCAGCTTTATTCTTGGATCTTTTCTTGTTAATGGTTTTATAGACAGAGTAGATGAATATGAAAATAGAATCGAAATTATAGATTATAAAACAGGTAAGTGGGAAGTGGCCCAAAAGTCCATTAAAGATAACCTACAACTAGGGATATACGCCTTGGCAGCTAGTAGGGTTTTTCCAGGAAAAGAAATTTATGCAGAGCTATATTATTTAAGGTCTGGAAAAAGAAAAGGTCATACCTTTACAGAAGAAGATCTAGAAAATGTAAAAGTAGAAATAATTAACTTTGGTAATAAAATTATAAATGATAATAACTTTTTACCAACACCCAACGAAAGAGTATGTTCTTTTTGCGATCACGCAAAGTCTGGAGCTTGCGCTACTGGAGTGGCTAGAAATAAAAAGAACCAGGGCCGTTAAGCCCTGGTTCTTTTTTTTGTAAGAATTAAAGTATTAGTTATTTACAGGAAATGCAATTGAGTCTGCAACTAGGTCAACCTTGCGGTCGCTGTCGATGACTACCTTGATTGCATCATCGGTTGTGTAACCAAGTGATTCAAGTGTCTTGACCGCAGAGCTTTGCATATCTACTACAAAGCTATTTACTAGCATGTTTAATGTTGTCATTTTTTTTCCTATTCTTTGTGGTTAGTTTGATATTTGTTAAATTATAATATATAATATATGTTAGTTATACCTTCTGTAACTAGGTGGTGTAACTAACTAGAGATAGGATATATCATGAAAACACATGTTGTCAAGCCAGATTCGTTTTTTCTCGAAAAATCTTTTCGCTCAAAACATCCAAACTTTAAAAAGTTAAAAACAAAAAGTATAGATAAATCAATCTTGTCGGAAGATGATATATATCAAAGGCGGAGGAAAAGGAAATGCGTATAGGTATACCAAAACTGGATATAGAGAAGATCTAGGTTTAACCCTAAGATCAAATTGGGAAGCTAACTTCGCTCGCATATCTAGAATGTATGAAATTGATTTCGAATTTGAACCTAAGGTTTTTACTTTTCCGGTTAAAAGAGGAACAAAGGGATACACTCCAGATTTTTATTTTAAAGATACAGAAGATTGGATTGAAATTAAAGGCTACTTAGATGACAAAAGTAAAATAAAAATAAAAAGATTTAAAAGATATTATCCAGATGAATTCGAAAAACTAACAATGGTTATAAGTAGATATTCTAACGAAGCAAAAAGGTTTGTTGAAGATCTAGAAGTTCCAAATGTTATTTTTTATGAAGACATAAGGGATTTTTATTCTAATTTATTATATAAATGGGAAGGTAAATAATGGCAGCTTACAAGGAGCAGTATTATTCTTTAGAAGAAAACGAAATGCAAGCTTTACTAGATAGAGCAAAAAAAGATGACACTATTGCACAGAGAGAATTATTAAAAATTTTTAATAACTTTCTTACAAAATATACAACAATGTTATATCATCGGAAAATATAATTTAAACGACTATGACATACGTAGGTTTATAGCTTTGTTTGTAAAAGATAATTATGCAAGGACAGCTTTAGTTAGAAATAAATTGAGTAGCCCAACAGCCAAGATAGTCAATGAGGTTATGAGGGGTATACACTACATGTCAAAAAGGTATGGCTCAGAAGAAGATATAAGACAAACTGTTGACTTAACTTTCTTGCAATGCGTGACTAGGTATCAGAGAAAAGACTCAGAAAAAGGACCAATACCGTTCAGTGCTTTCCTCTACAGTTATTTTTTTTACTTACTAAAAAAGAACGTTGATGTATTTTTAATAGATCAATTAGGCAGAAAAACATTTCCTTTAATTACAGATGAGAATTATGATGAAGAAGATGGAGAAAAGCAAGTTGGCTTTAGGGCAGATCCTATAGAGGTTGATATGGACTTTATGTTAGCCGTTGAGGAAATAGATGAGATGTGGGTATTGGGCACTACTGCAGCAGAGCCTTTTGATCAACTTTCTGTTCAGGAAAGGCAGCTTTTAAAATGGAGATATGTAGACGGCAAAAGATCTTCTGAAATAGCAAGTAAAATTACAGAACATCCAAATACTGTAAGAGAACACTTAAGCAGGATAAGAGAAAGAATAGCTGATATAATAATTACATCTAACTTAGAAGACTTATTTAGATACTCAAAAAAGCAGGATTAAATGGATAATCAAAACTTAATGAAACTCAATGAACTCCTTGGTTCTTTCTTAGAACCACAGATAAAAGAGGTCGTAAATGCATATGGGTTTGGAGATAATTACAGTAAGTATTTTGTAGAGATACCAGACATATCAAACGTGGATCTTGGAATCCACGATATTGCTAATCTAGTAGCAAAAACTTCAAACGCTTACGGCAGAGCAGCAAGATTTGCTGGCATGGCCAGAGCTCATTTTAAGTTAACAGAAGGTAGATATAAAACAATATACAAGAAAAATAGAATAGGAAAAAATGAAGCAGAAAGAGAAGCTTCAGCAATGCTGGCTGCAGAAAATGAATACCAAGCGTTAGTTATAGCTGAGTCACTTGTTCACTTAGCTGAGTCTATAGAAACCTCATCTAGAATAGCTTCGGAATCTGCTAGAAAATTAATGGACAAAATGCAGTCAATGCAGATTGCATCCGCAAGAGAAGAAAAAGGCTTCTATACAGAAAAGGATTTTAGTTTTTAGATATGGCAAATTATATTGGTCACTATAAATGTGTTGAATCTCCAGAAGAGTTTTATTCCTCACCAAGAACTACACTTGACTTTCCAACGCAAGTAATGCATAAATCAAAAAATTATATATTAAATACGACGCTTCAGTATTCAACTTCTTCGCAAGAAGATTCTATAACTAGAATAGCAAAAGAAAGAAATATTGACTTCGGAATAGAGGTGTAATGCATATTGAAGTTTTTTGTGATGGCGCTTCAAGGGGTCAAGGTCAAAAAAAAATAGGGGAAGCTTCTTGTGCTACTGTTGTCTATAAAAATAGAAAGAAAGTTGCACAGTTTGCAAGAGGATTAGGTAAAAGAAGTAATAACGAAGCAGAATATGAAGCAGTTATAGCCGGACTACTGATATGCAGTATGTCTGAATTTGTTGATCCAATAATATATACAGACTCAGCTGTAGTAGCTAATCATATTAATGGAAAATGGAAGTGTAGAAACAAAACACTTTTACCATTATTAATGACTATAGAAGATATAGCTGATGAATATAAGTTTAGAGTTGTTCAAGTTCCCCGCAATATAGTTTGGGAGCCAGATTTTTTAGCAAATCAATTTTTAGATGAATTGGAAAAAAGAACTGAAAAAGGACAAACGGAGTGATATAATATATATTATGGTATTTAAACTTTATAAACAACAACCTATTATAATAGGATTATCCGGTAGAGCTGGAAGTGGAAAAACTTCTGTCGCAGAGTCAATAGTTCCAAAGGGATCATTTGCTAACTCTAAGCATGGAGCTATATGGGATCACATATTCTACGCTTTACCTTTATATGAATTTCTTTCTTCAAAGAAGAACATAAAAGGGATTAACGAAGAATCCAGAAAAAAGTATGCGATACATGAGACTTTGTATGATCTATATGGGAACTCTTCATTGGGAATGATACCAGATTATGATACCTTTATTGATAAGGTAAATAAAATATATGATTTACAGCTTGATCCAACAGCTACAAAGCAAAGATCTTTTTTACAAAAAGCAGGAGATATATGCAGAGATGGATACGAAGACTGTTTCTGCCATTGGTCAATAAAAAAGACTCTTGGGCTATATAGATCTTATATAAAATCATTAGAAGAAGATGATGACGAAAAGCCCTTTATCGTTTTGATTTCAGATGTTCGTTTCGAAAACGAAGCAAAGTCGATACTAAAAATGCCAAATGGATATGTGATATACTTTGATGCAGATGATGAAACATTGAATAGTCGTCTAATGAAAAGAGATGGTAGAATATCAACTCCAGAACAAAGCTCTCATATAAGCGAGCAACAACTCTCTAAGGTAAAAGACATGGCTTCTTTTATCGTAGATACAAATAACCTTTCAATTGAAGGTCAGGTTAACGAAACATTAAAATTACTAGGATTTTTACAGGAGAAACATGCCTAAGATAAATAAGTCAGCACAAGAACAGTCAACTGATTCACCACTAGATCAAATGGTTACTTTAAATGGTGGAGAAATAGCATTTTCTAGTTCTCCAATATTTATATGTGGAGTAAATAGGAAAGTAAATATTGGCAATTTTGAAAATATAGATGTCTATGCTGGCATAACCCTACCCCTTAACGGTGTATCCCTAGAGGATAAAGAGGCCCTTCAGCAGGCTGTTCAAGAGGCGGCAGCTTATGGTTTTTCTATTGTTTCCAAGGAAACAAGTGATAGATATTCTTTAATTAAAGATTCTCAACAAAATAAATAGTAGGAATTGACACAGGGATACATTACTATATATACTTATACAAAGCTAAATAAATAACTATAAAGTTAGGTATGGTAAAAAAAATGATAAAATTAATTAAAAAATTATTTAAAAAAGCAAAATCAGTAAAAGTTCTTGATGAAGTAACTGATAAAAAATTCGATACTTTACTTGACCAATGGGAAGAAAAAGTAACAGTTATAGCTTTAGAGGTTGATGAAGCCATTAATGAAGTAAAGGCTGAAGTCAAGGAAGCAGAAAATGAAATTAAAAAAGCTGCTTCTACACCAAAGAAGGCAAGTAAGCCAAGAGCCCCAAAGAATCCTAACGCACCAAAGAAGGCTCCAGCTAAAAAAGCTGCAAAACCAAAACAAAAGTAATATTTATTTAGTCTTTAAAAAAACAGTATTCTCCATATAAAAATTGGAGAATACTGTTTTTTGTTTTACTATTGTATTTATACAATTTTAAACCTTTAGGGGATTCAATATGTCTTTAGCTAAGTATAGAAAAGTATCCAAAGGCAGTAAGAAACCAGAACCAGATAAAAGAAAGAAGAAGACAAAATAATGTTAAACTTTCTATGGAAGATATGGTTTTTTGTTTTCGATATATTAGACTCTTTTGACAAAAGAAAAGAGAAAAAGAATGGTAATAAAAAATAGAATATACATTAGTGGTCCTAGAATGGGAACAAATAATTCTATGTTTGGAATAGAAAAAAAGAAATCTAAAAGAATTAAATCTAATAAATCAAAAAGGAAAAGTAAATAATGCCTAAAGATTCTAGATTAAAAAGAGCTCGGAGTTTCTGGATACAATAAGCCTAAAAGAACTCCAAGTCATCCAACAAAATCTCATATAGTTGTAGCCAAGTCTGGCGATAAGGTAAAAACTATTCGTTTTGGACAGCAAGGTGTATCCGGCTCACCGAAAAAGAAGGGCGAATCAAAATCATATGCAGCCCGCCGTGCTTCTTTTAAAGCACGTCATGCAAAAAATATTTCCAAAGGAAAAATGAGCGCAGCCTATTGGGCTGATAAAGTAAAGTGGTAAAAGGAGAAAAAAATGCAACATCCAGTTATGAAGATGGCAATTCCAAAAGAATTGCAAAAAGTAGAAAATGGAAAACTTCAACCTAAAATGTTAGCTAAAGTTAAGTGCGGTGGTCAGATGTGGCATAAAGCTGCAGCTGCCTTTAATGCGCTATATGATGAGGCTAAAAAGGCTGGACATACATTACAAAACATAGGGGACTATAGACCTTTTGAAGCCCAGTTAAGTCTATTTATGTCTCGCTATGATGACAAGCAAACAAATAGAGTTCCAGAAGTAACTAGAACATACCAGAACAAGAAGTGGTATCTCAAAAAGGGTATGAGTCCAGCTGGTACACCAGGCACTTCAAATCATGGTCTTCGGATTAGCTATAGATCTAAACATGCAGGATCAAAAGAGATATAAATGGATGTGTGAAAACGCTCCAAAGTATGGTTTTTACCTACAAGGCGAACCAACTAAAAATGGTAAACCAAATCCAGAATATGAGGCATGGCACTGGCAGTATTGCGTTGGAGATGCAACACCACCTGCTATGACAGGTGTTCAGCCTCCAGCTGGAGAAGTTAAGGAAGAGCACAATCCAGATAAAATTACCGTTGGAGATAAAGGTGACCTTGTTAAAAAGCTTCAAGAAGGTCTTATTAAAGCTGGCTATTATACTGGACCAGCAAATGGAACATTCGACGCAGCAACAGGTGAGGCAGTAAGAAAGCTAAAAGGAGTGAATGGTCTAAAGAACGATACAGTTGCAGGCGCTAAAGTATTTGCTATATTGAACTTGGAAATGTAGGCGCACATGGGAGAAGCTGTATTAGTTGCAATTATAGCTGCAGTTGGTGGAGTTTTAGCAGCCCTAGTTCAAAAGGGTAGAGCTGAAAATAAAGCCGATCATAACGTAGTTGCAAACATGCTAGTTAATGTTAAAGATGATATAATTAATTTACATCATAAAATAGATCATGTTGACGAACAAGTCGATAAGGTTGACGATAAGTTAGATGGCCATATTGATTGGCATATGAAGAAGATTGAAAAAGAAAAAGCAAATAAAAACAAAGGAGAATAAAATGGCTTATGGTATGAAGAAAGAAAAAGGAATGGCAATGAAAAAAGGTGCAGCTAAAAAAGGTGCAATGAAAAAAAGTGCAGCTAAATCTAAGGGTATGACAGCAGCACAGAAGAAGCTTCCACCTTTTATTCAAAAAGCAATAATGAAGAAAAAGGGCAAGTGATTATGGCAGCTAAGAAAAAAGCTGATAAGAAATGGATCCAAGGAGCAATTAAAAGACCTGGAGCATTTACAGCTAAAGCTAAAAAAGCCGGTAAATCTGTTGCAGGAATGGCAGCCGCTGTTACTAAAAATCCAAGTAAGTATAGTAAGACTACGGTTCGTCAGGCAAATTTAGCTAAAACATTAAGAAAGATTTCTGCTAAGAGAAAGAAAAAATAATGGCTTCTAAAAAAATGGTTTGGGATAAACCAAATCCAAAAAAGAAATCATCAAAACTATCTACAAAACAAAAAAGATCCGCTAAGGCAATGGCCAAAGCAGCCGGAAGGCCGTACCCTAACCTCATAGATAACATGAGAGCAGCTAAGAAAAAAAAGAAGTAACAAGAAGGACACCATGCCATTATCGCATTCAGTTATAGAATTAAATACCAGCACGCCTCAACTGTTGAGCATTGATGGCGATATTGTAGGTAGTTTAAATTTAACAATTCAAAACTTAAGCAGTTCTGCTACTGTTTTTATTGGTTCAAATACTGTAACTTCTAGCGACTTTGCATTTAGATTAGATCCTCGGATCTATGATATCTTTTGATTCTTTAAGAAAAGATACAGAGATATATGGCATATCAAATACTAATGGATATTCTGTAGCTATAGGTAAGTTTACATTTTCATGAGAGTAACTTGGTATAACTCTCCTTCTTCGGTGGTGTCAACCGCTGCATCAAAAGTTAGGTGGACTCCTAATTTTACAGCAACTGGATTAACTTTTACAGGAAGTAATTCAAACCATCCATGTTACAATAGTTACTACGTTAAAGTTGGTAACATGGTTTCATTTTCAATTAAAATAATATTGTCAACTGTAACAAACTTTGGAACAGGACAGTACAAAACAGAACTCCCTTTTGCGCCGGCAGCTAATACAATGAATCATTTTTCTTCATGGTGTTGGGTAGATCCAAGTCATCCAGCAGATGAATTAAATGGACATATAATACTTCAAGCAGATCACCTTCCTTCCGATCCAGTACTGGACATTCATTGGTATAAGCAAACAACAGCCTCACCAAAGCCTGTTATAGAGAGTTTGTTTAGTCAAGGACATCCAGTAACTTTAACAACATCTAGTTTAATCTATATAAACGGAACTTATATATCAGCTTAATGTGATATACTTTTTCCATGGATAGCGCAAGCAATTTTGACGGCTTCATGCCATTGATTAGCAATATATCAATATCTGGAATTACCCAATCTTTGGGCTCAAATGGTGAACTAGTAGACGTTAATTGTATTAAAGTAACAACAGCAGAAGGTGCTGATTTTATATTCAGTATTACTCCATTAGATTTACATAAACTAAGTCTATTAATTGTTAAAGCCTTAATGTCTGAGCTATAATATATATATCAAATGACAAAAGGACTATAATGGCTACAGACTGTAAGAAACCGTTTCATAAACATTTAATGATTAGAGCTAATATATCTAATCCACCAAAAAATACTGAAAAAGTAGTTGACTGGTTAAAAAAATTTGTTGACTCATTAAATATGAAGATACTGCAAGGACCATTTTCTTCTTATGTTGATCAACCAGGAAACAAAGGTATAACCGCAGTTGTGATGATAGAAACATCACACATTGCCTTCCATGTTTGGGATGAAGAAGATCCATCTTTATTGCAGTTTGATTTATACACATGCGGATCTTTGGATTTAGAAAAATCTTTATCTGACATAGATGAGTTTTTTGTTTTTGAATCTTGTGAATATATATTGTATGATAGAGAGCATAATATGGAAATCTTAGAGAAGGGTATTTTATCTTGACAGAATTAATGTGGACATGGCTTCTTTTTTTTATGGAAGTTATAGGTGTTGGTGGAAGCTATCTTGTTGGCAATAAGAAATGGTATGGACACTTGATTGTAGCCCTACATTCTCTTCCTTGGGTCTTGTATTCACTGCTTTTTGATAAGCCTGGATTCTTAGCTATGTGGGTTTTATGGCAGTGGGTTCACTGGAGAAATATGTTTAAGTGGAGAAAAAATGGTATCTCAAACTGATGTTATCTCGGTCATTGTATCTTATAATGACGTTAGAAATACTCATAAAGCAGTAAGTACTCTTTTAAATCAAACCTGCAGAAGTAAGATAGTTGTTTGGGACAATAACTCAAAAGACAATACGGTTGCCATTCTTAAAAAAGATTTTGATAATGAAATTATTATTCACGAAAGCAATGAAAACTGTTACTGGACTCCAGCTATAAATGAATCAATTAGAAAATACTATGATGGGGAAAAATATATACATTGGTCCAACAATGATATAGCCTATCCAGAAAGATCTTTAGAAAGATTAATTACAGACATAGATGAAACAGGATGTGGAATGGTTGGTCCCACTGGTTCTGCTATAGGTGGACTACAAGACTACGCTATACATCAAAGACATATAGATGGAGACTTTGTCAATTTTAGTAACCTTTATGCTTTCTTAGGAAGTAAAAAACCAACTCAAACTTCAAGCATACAGGGTGCGTGTGTTCTAGTATCTTCTGATTCCTTTAATAAAGTTGGCTTTCTAGATGAAAACATGCCATTAGGAGCTGATGATTTTGATTATTCAATAAGAATGAAAGACGCAGGATATAGCTTATTTGTTTCGGAAAAAGCTTATGTATTCCATAAAGGTCATGCTAGTGGTCCAGGTAATGAAAAGCAATGGAATGACATTGGTGCAAAGTCTTGGGACTTTTTTAATAAAAAGTATGAAGGCTATTACCATAATGAACTTGAAGCACTTAGGTGTATGTGGGAACATAAATATTATCCTGGTTGGGACACTGGTACAGGTTGGCTAAGCGAAGAAGATAGGTTAGCCATATGGAATAAGAGAGGCGTATGCTATGATGGATCACCAATCCAATAATCCTATATACGCAGATACCCCTATCGTAATCATCTCAAGAGATAGGTTATCGTATCTTACTTGTTTGATTTCATGGCTTGAAAAAGCAGGACACAATAATATTATTATATGCGATAACCAAAGCACTTATCAGCCAATGCTGGACTTCTTAAAGGGCACAAATTATAAGGTCTATCACAGTGATATCAATTCACATTTAGCACCATGGGAAACCGGATTGGTGGACGAGTATTGTGCTGGTCAAAATTATGTAGTCACAGATTGCGATGTAGTTCCTACAGAAGAGTGTCCTTCTAATGTCATTAGTTTTTTTTCAAAAGCTTTAGAAGAATTTAGGGACATCAATAAAGTGGGACTATCTTTAAAGATAGACGACTTACCGGAATGCTATATAAATAAAGAAAAAGTCCAGAAATGGGAAGGTCAATTTTGGAGATATAAAAGAAGCGAACAATTTTTCCAAGCACAATTGGATACAACGTTTGCTCTCTATAGGGCAGGTACTGGGCACGACTTAAACAATTCCCTAAGAGCAGCACCTCCTTATTCCGCAAGACACCTTCCTTGGTACTCTAATAGCGCGGAGCCAACAGAAGAAGAAAAATATTATTTTGCCCATGCATCGGGGAGTATTGCTACATGGACGAATGAACCAGTAAAACAAGATCACATTATTTAATTTAAGGATAAAAATGAAAAGAGCTTTAGTTCTTGGTGGTGGCGGATTTATAGGCAGCCACATGGTAAAAAGATTGAAAGATGAAGGCTACTGGGTTACATCAGTAGACTTAAAGACCCCTAGTTATTCTGCATCTAGAGCAGATGAGTTTATAGTTGGCGATCTTAGAAATGCAGACTTTGTTGATTCTATAATAGATAGTTTTGATGAGGTATACCAATTTGCTGCAGAC